TGGCGGAAGCGGCGAGGTCGTTGGAGTCACAAGTTGTCTCAGTTATAATGTATGATGACCACGGCGAACAAGGTCAAACAACTGACCGCAATGAGCCTCACCGCCGACTACTACGCCAAGCCCTCGCTCAACTCGCCGCCGTTCGCGGTGGAAAGTAAAACATTATCAACTTAACTAAAACGACTATATGAATTACGAAGAAGCATTACGAAAAGCCGCCCTCTGCTTAAAGCTGGCGCAGTCCTCAAATACAAACGAGGCCGCGCTTGCGGCAAGCAAGGCGCAAGAAATTATAGACCGATACCAGCTCGACGTGAATCAGCTCGGCTATGATTCTGCGCAAGAAAAGTTGGACGCAGAGCCGATAGTGGATTACGGCTATGGCGACCCGCTCGACGTGAGTCCGTATTCCTTTGCCGGCCATATCCGGCTCGCCAGCACGATCTCACGCCATAACGGATGCAGGATTATCCTTGGTCGCCAAGGTCAACACGCAAGGGTGTTTAGAATCGTTGGCCGCCCTCGTGACGTGCAGACGGCGCGTTATATGTATGCGATGCTGAAGTCCGAGGCTGATAGGCTTACTAAGGCTTGCTGCAATGCTGGCCACTCCGCCAGTTACCGCAACCAGTTTTATATCGGAGTAGTGGATGCCATTACAATTAAGCTTGAAGAAACACGCAAGGCAACTTTCCAGAGCCTACGCACCGAGCACAGTAATAACCCAATGGCACTGGTGCGTGTTAATAATGCCATTGCGAAGATGGAAAACCAATCGCTGCAAGTCCACAGCTGGATGAAAGAAAAAATCCCAGGACTGCGCGCAACCCGCGCAGTTGGCAGCATCGGCTCCGAAGCTGGTTACTCAGGCCGCGAGCATGGCCGACGCGAAGGTGCATCAATCCGTATTAGTAAAGCGTCAGGCTCACTCGGCTCTGGAAGAAAGGCATTACAATGAACATCTACGACCTAATCCTCGAAATTGACTACGCGAAATCCGCGCTGGAACTTCGGCGCATACGGAAGAAGGTTGTTCGAGCCTGCCCGGAGAACCTGCAAGCCGTTAACGTGGCCATTGACCAACAGTTCGCATTGCTAAATTCGGCTGAGGTTAACCAAATTCCGAGGTGGAAATGAAACGCATAATCCTCGCCATCATTCTATCCCTGCGCGGTTGCGAACCTTGTCCAGCCGCGCAGGCTCCAGACTTCGAGCGTATTGCCGATGCAATAAAGATTGCCGAAGGTTGCAATCCCCATTGGTGGTATGGAGTGCATCACAAAGGAAAGACTCCACTTGCCGAACCTGAAGCCCGCAGACGTTGCATCAATACCTTGCGCGGCCTTTGGAATCATTGCCCGGATGGGCAAGACTTCATTGGCTTCGTGGCTCCGGTTTATTGTGGTGGAGATGAGAAGCAATGGGAACGAAATGTAAAAGCAATAATTAAAAAACAAAACAAAAAACTAAAATGAAAACGACTAATAAAACCATAAGTGGTTACCACTTCACGGGAGATAAGCTTCGTAACGGCGCGGATATTCCAGTTATCGGAACTTGGCTGAAATTCAGTGGTGCAATTGTCCCATGCCAATCCGGACTGCATATGTCCGAGCATCCGTTAGACGCATTGAAATATGCGCCCGGAAATCTACTTCACAAAGTCGAGCTTGGCGGAACATTAGTTTCACATTGTGAAACCGAACCAACAATTGATAAGTGGTGTGGGGGCGAACGGAAAATTCTTGCAACAATTAACGCAGAAAAACTTCTACATGACTTTGCAAGATGGAATGCACTTCAAGTAATTCATTTGTGGAAAGCTCCGGCCATAGTTAAACAATATCTGGAGACCGGAGATAAGTCTATCAGGGCTGCTGCGCGGGATGCTGCGTTGGATGCTGCTGCGTTGGATGCTGCGTGGGATGCTGCGCGGGCTGCTGCGTGGGATGCTGCGTGGGATGCTGTGCGGGATGCTGCGTTGGATGCTGCGTGGGATGCTGCGCGGGCTGCTGCGTTGGATGCTGCGTGGGATGCTGCGCGGGCTGCTGCGTGGGCTGCTGCGTGGGATGCTGCGCGGGATTGGGATGCTGCGTGGGATGCTGCGATTGAAAAATCTCGTGCAAAGTTTTTAGAAATGGTAACTGCTGCATTTTTGGAGGCTAAATGAAAACCCTAACCTGGAGCGACGAACAAAAAGCTATCTTCGCTGAGTTCAAGAGCGGCACCCGGCATGTCGTCGTTGAGGCCTATGCCGGGACTGGCAAGACGGCCACAATCAAGGAGGCATTTAATCATTCGCCGGAACGTCGAATGCTCTACGCTGTATTCAATAAGCGTGCGCAAAAAGAGGCTGAGGCTAAAATTACAGGCGACCGCGTGGATGTTCGCACGCTCCACTCGCTCGGCTATATGTTCATCAAGAATGTGTGGAGCAACGCCAAGGCCGATAATGATATTGAGTATGAACGTGCAGTTCAAACCTGCGGCCCCGGTGATAAGGAATACATCGGCATGGTAGTTAAGCTTGTTAGCTTCGTAAAGAATACGTGCATCAATCCGACCGAGGCCGAGATAATCCAAATCGCAAATGAGCGGCTTCAATGGGACGGAGAATCTGCCCGCGTGTTGGCCGGAGCCTGCCAGAAGATTCTTGCGCAGTCCAAAGTCCGAGACTCGCATGGCCGCATTTCCTTCGACGACATGGTCTGGCTTCCGGTGGCAATGAACTGGGTTAAGCCTCGCTACGAATTAGTGGTCGTTGACGAGGCACAAGATATGAATACACCCCAACTGGCGATGGCTCGGCAAGCGTCAAGCGGTCGGGTGATTGTGGTCGGTGACCGCCGGCAGGCCATCTACGGTTTCCGGGGGGCAGCAACTGACGGAATGGGAATGATGAAAACTGTCTTGCGCGCCACTGAGTTGAAACTCACTACAACTTACCGCTGCCCAAAGGCTGTTGTGAAAGAGGCCAACTCCGTAGTCCCGGAATACCGCGCCGCTGATACCGCGCTGGAAGGCCTGGTCGCCCCTGGAAGCGTTTCAAATGCCGAGGTAGGTGATTCTATCCTATCCCGCCTAAACGCCCCCCTGATGCCCATTGCGCTTCAACTCATACGTGCAGGAAAGCCTGCAAGGATTGAGGGTCGGGATATTGGCCGGCAACTGCTTTCCATGGTGCGCACAATGAAAGCCCGGAGCGTGCCGCATTTTATTGAACGCGTTGAGGGTTGGCTTGCAAAACAAATCGAGCGGCTCGGGAAGCAGAAGAAAGCCGAGAAGCGAATTGAGCAAGCGGATGATATTGCGCAAACCCTCAAGGCTGTGGCTGAAGGCTGCAAGGGTGTAAGTGAAGTCGAGCAACGCATCCAGAATTTATTCGAGGACACTACTGCGCAGAGTCGGCCAGCAATAGTCCTTTCCTCGGTTCACAAAGCCAAGGGCTTGGAATGGCCACGAGTGTTCCTGCTGACCGAAACCTTTCGGCGCGGCAAGGGAACGGAAGAGGACAACATTTATTATGTTGCCGTGACTCGTGCAATGAAGGAATTGTATTTGGTCGGTGGAAAAGAAATTCAACTTCAAAAAACTGTAGGTATTGGTCAATCTGCGCCAGGAACAATTCCTGGTGCTGTTCAAATTTCTCCGGCGGTTGAACCTAGTCGTCTGGACGCTTCGGCTCCAGTTCCGGTTGCTGTGATTGTTAGCACTCAACCCGCAACCGCCGGAGTTACTTTGGATAACTACCGAACCCCAACCGGGCTTATTTACCATCAGCTTGGGAATGTGGTAAAGCTCGTCGGAACGGAACACGTTTGCATCGGAGTGAACGACTGCACGGCCAAGTTTGTTCCATGCGGAAAGGTGACCCGAGTAATTGAGAATCGGTTCGATGCCGAAAAGAATCGCACTGTAGAGTTTACATCCAACAAGCAACAGAATATATGTTCAACCACCGACCCGGAGTTTATCATCCGGGTCATGCCGAAAAAGGAATTGCAAGTTTTCCTTGACCGAGTAGCCGGTAAGTCAAAGGAAAAAACCGAAACCGGCAAACAACAAACAACCGAAGAAAATAGTATGAAGACAAAAGGCAAAGCAGTGAAATCCAAATCCAAAACATCCGACACGTTGAGCACAATCGTTGCGCTGGCCAAGTCCGGCAAGACGGAAGCCGCAATCGTGGCAGGAATTAAGAAAGCCAACGGCGGTGAAATCAGCGCGGCACAGACTTATCTTTGTGGCCGGGAATGGCGCCGGGAAAATGATATGCTCCGCAAAGGTGGGCCAATCCGTTCCACAAAGGCCGCCAAAACGCCCAGCAAGCCCGCCAAGGCTTCTAAAGCTCCAGCTAAGCCTTCCAAGGCCAAAGCGACTAAAGCCCCGGCGCGGAAGCTCCCACAGCCGCCGAAGCTGCCCGTTCCCGCGAAGCCCGTCAGCTCAACCCCGCCGCCGCGTCCCGGCTCCGACCAAACCAGCGAGTAAATCCCAAATCAAAAGTCGGCGCGGTCTCGCAATTGAAGGCCGCGCCACTTTCATTAAATTTATGGACTTAATTGAAAACCAGGATTACGTTTTTGTAAAAGGGCACGGAATAAAACATCCACCCTTCGGCCACTACCTTTTATGCAGCAACGATGATGGGAGCAAAAGGAATGCCGTCGTTCCGTATATGGATGGCTTTAAGCTGCTTAACTTTTTACCGACCGATACGGTCGTTGACATCGGCGCTTACTGCGGAACATTCTTTTGCTTTGTTGATAAGTTTCGAGTTGATAGGGTTGATTTTTACGAGCCAACCATGCGCGCCTTTTATATTGCCAGCATGAATGCGGCTCGTTGTAAAAACAAAGTAGTCGGCCATCATTCAGCAATAGTCGCCGGAATTAAGCCAGTAACTGAGTTTTATATTTCGCCAGGCATCGGTGTTACGAATAGGCTTTGGCCGGCGAGCAAGTCGCGCAAGGTCGTTATCAGCGCAACCCAATATTCCCGCGCCGTTAAAAATGCAACGGTGGTAAAGATTGATATTGAGGGTGGCGAGTATAACCTGCCGCTTGTCCAGCCGAGTCTGCGTCAAGCCTGTATTGATTTTCATCCGATTCCTAGGAATAAACTTTGGACAGATGAGGCGGATAGTCGTATTGCAGAATTTGAAGCTGCCGGATTTACGTGCCTACTGCGCCCGACATGGAAAAATGGATGGAGCCGGGTTGCTGTTTTACGAAAATAACTTACTTAATATCATCTGCCCAATTTGAACTTCCAAAAATTCCCCACTTAATATAAAGTCCTTTTATGAAAGTAAAAAAACCCAAAACCACATCGGGCTTTCATTGCTACCTGCCGAACGAAACAGTCCAGATGCTCAAGCAGGACTCTATCCATTTCAACAAAACCACTTCGGAAATCTGCGCAGCTATTTACCGGACTCACTTTGCCTTTAAGACTGCGGAGCGGGCAATCGTCTATAAACTTATCCCGAAGAAAACCATTGGCAGAAAGGTGGTCGTATGATTTACATCGGACTTTCAATCGTAGCCTTCGTTTATATTGTTGCAATCCTTGCGTTAAAACATGCACCATTTCCCGAGCCGCGCGACCTGGGTTACCGTGCCGACTCGGTGCGGGCAGGAAAGCTGCCGGCAGGTTCGGTTCCTAACGTGGCCGAACCTGCCACGGATTTTATAGTTGATGAAGCCCATCACCCAAAGGGTTATTGATTTTATGAATCGAAATAACGTCCTGACCGCCTCTCGGATGAATGCCGAGATGTCCTGCTCCCGGAAGCATTACTGGGGCAATGAAGTCGGCCTGACTAAAACTGAAGTCGGCGTTGCCTTACGCATCGGCTCCGCTTGGGCGCGTGCAATGGAAGCCCGGTGGCATGGCAAGACTTACGAGGCGGCATTACTTGAAGCCATCCCGGACGGGATAGACCTAAATGCCTATGATTGCGCAGTAGTCTCAGCCCTGCTCGCTGCTTACTACGAAGTGTATGGCCGCAACGAGAAAGTCGGAAAGCTGCATCCTGAAGTTGAAATCCCACCACGCAAACTTGGAGTCGGTGACTTTATTGTGCGCGGAAAGTTGGACGGCCTTGGCTCATTAAAGGATGGTCGCTCAGTTATTATCGAATCCAAAACAACTTCTGCACGGCTCGATGCCTCATCTGATTACTGGCTCCGGCTATCGTTCAACCTTCAAGTGTATCAATACTTGGTCGAGGCTCGGCAGATGGGCTGGGATGTGGCCGTGATATTCTATGACGTAACCCGCAAGCCGATGATTCGTCCATGCGAGATAAACAACCTTGACCAAAAGGGATTGAAGATTGTCGTGGATAAAAATGGAAAGAGAATTTATGCGACTAAAAAAATCAAAACTGGAAAAGGAAAGACAGCGAGAGTTCGAGAAGTTGAAGACCGAAATAAGCCAAGGCAATCTGCGGACGTATCAAAAGGTTGGGCTGTTAAATCTCATACGGAAACTCCGGACGAATACTGCGACCGGGTTTACAAGGATGCACTTGCTCGTCCAGATTTTTACTTCGCGCGTCGGGAAATCCCTGTGATAGACCAACAGCTTGTAGCTTTCGAGCTACAACGTGAAGCGATTGCCCGACGTATCCTGCGCCAGCGCGAAGATGAGGCCGGGCTGGTTAATCCTGAAGACGCATGGCCGCGTAACGTCTCTGAGCACACTTGCAATTTCTGTTCCTACAAATCATTTTGTCTAAGCAACATTCACCCAAACATAAACAACCCACCGGAAGGTTTCGTCATACGCGACCACAACCCGGAACTTGAAAGGATAGAACCATGCGAATCCGGCTCACCGAACGAACCCGCTGCGTAGTCAAGCAGCCGAACTATTCAATTCCAGCCAAGACTCACGCCGAGTTCAAGGCCATCGTTGAAAGCCTTTACCCGGACTTCGGCCTAGTCTTTACGAAGATGAAAGCCCGCGTCGAGCCGTTTAGTCTAAGCAGAATCAAATTAACCTGGAAACCAATATGAATCCACAACATCGAATCAACAAAAAATCAAACCGGGAACGTCGCCTGCTTAAAAACTCAAAAGCCATGATGGATAAACATGAGCACGACAAGAACCGGGTTCAACCGAAAGACAAACAAATATGAGACTATCAAACGCAAAAGAGTATCTGCCATTTGTGCAAGCTGCGGCGGAAGGTAAATCAATACAGTGGAGGCCCGCCGGTAATAATTCGTGGGAAGACGCTGCCCGTTTAAACTTTGATGAGGGTTATGAGTTCCGCATCAAACCCACCCCAACCCTGCGTCCTTGGAGACCAGAAGAAGTGCCGGTTGGGGCGCAAATACGGAGAACTATTTGTCCGATTGATAGGAATATAATTTCTGGAGTTTCGGCCTTAACAATTAGGTTGGCTGGCGACTGTTATCCTAATAAAATGAACCTGTGCAATTTAGATGAGTTTGAACACTCCCTTGACCATGGAAAAACCTGGCTTCCCTGCGGTATTATTGAATAACATTATGCCATCACCTAAAATGCCCACACGTCCACCCGCTCCGCCGCAAAGTCAGCAGGCTAAATCTAAAGTTTCCTTTGCGCCAATCCCGGCCACGAAAGGCCATCGAGTCCTGCTCTACGGCCCAGGTGGTATTGGCAAGACGACCCTGGCCTGCCAAGCTCCTGGAACGGTAGCTGTAATTGATGCCGACGAATCCCTCGGCATCCTGAAGTCCCAACTGACTGCGCAGGAAATCCAAATCCCGAAACTTGTTCCAGCATCCAACTGGGCCGAAGTCCGCACAGCCTTGCAATCGGACGGATGGAACGGAATCAACACTATCGTAATTGATACCGCCACGAAGCTCGAGGAGTGGTGCGTGGCGCATATGATTAAAACCGTAAAGCATGAAAAAGGCCACGTGGTCCATTCGATTGAAGACTACGGATTTGGAAAAGGTTTCCAGTTTGTCTTTGATACGTGGTTGAATATCCTCGGAGACCTTGACCGTCACGTCCGCGCGGGCAGGAATGTTATCTTGGTTGCGCATGACTGCGTAAGTAACGTGCCGAATCCCAATGGTGAGGATTGGATACGCTATGAGCCTCGGCTCCAAGACCTGAAGAGTGGTAAGGCGTCTATCAGGCTCCGCTGTAAGGAATGGTGCGACCACGTTTTATTCGTAGGTTACGACGTGGCCGTAAAGGAAAAGAAAGCGCAAGGTTCAGGGACGCGCACAATGTACACGGCCGAGCTTCCATTCTGTATGGCCAAGTCCAGGACTACGAACGAGCAGTTTAACATCGAACTTGGTCAGGAAAATCCCTGGGAGCAAATCATTAAATAAAAAACTATGAAATCATCTATAAACCACCAAAATAAAATCCGTATTACTATTGCGGCAATTGCGGCGTCACTTACACCAACAATCAATCGGGTTAAGTCCGCAAGGGCGGCTGTATTAAAGCTGCTCGGTAAAATCCCCGAAGGAACGGCAACATATAAAACGCTATGCCCGCGCGGTGCGGGTTCTGGACCTGGTAGCCATACCTTTGAACAGCAAACTGAAGTTGGCTCGCGACGGTTCGCTCGCCGTCGCCAAAAGTTTATCAAGGATTTATCCCATACTGAATGGGGCCGGCAGTTTAATTAACCAATCTCGGCTCGCGAGCCAAGAGCAAACAAAAACAACAAACGAAAGGTAAAAAGCAAATGAGCAAAAACATTCCAAACGCCGGGACATATCCGGCCAAGACTACCGGTCAAATGGTCGTCTATGAAACTGAAAAGGGCGCGCTGTGCGTAGCCATTCCCGTTGAGATAATGGGAAGTGAAGTGGCCTGGCGCGGCAAGCATACAGCAACCCTCGCCAAGCAGGACGGAACTTTGATGGCGCGTGGCATCCAAGACCTGAAGACCATCTTTGGTTGGGACGGTATTGACCCGTTCGCCTTGCAGGATATTGAAGTCGGCGCGCACGAGTTTGAAATCGTGGGAGAGCATCAGGAATACACTCCGCCCGGAGATGATGCCCAGCCGGTCATGACGTTCAAGATTGTGTTCATGAATCCGCCCGGCGGCTCGTCCAAGATGCCAGCCATGCTGGAAGGCAATGACGCGAAGGCAATCCGCACGAAGTATGCCTCGAAGTTCAAAGCCTTGTCCGGCGGCAAGTCCGCATCATCCGGCCCGCCGTCACGCAAGTCCACCGGAGCTGTTGCGCGCACTTCTACGCAAGAGGAAGTCTGGACGGCATTCGCCGCTGCGCACGAAGGCGAAGACGAAGGCGAACTCGGCAAGCAATACTGGGCCGCCGTTGCCGAAGTCGAAGGCACCGAACCTGATGCCGTCACCGGAGAACTCGACCTGAAACAATGGGGCGAAGTCGCCGTGAAGCTTGAGGTTTAATTACCGGCAAAATCATACACGACGCCGAACATTGTAGAATTATGAACCTGAAACAAAGTTGTCAATCTGCAATGCAGGCTTCCGGTAATAGTCCTGAGATTCGCTGCCGTATGATAAGACTTTAAACTATTGATTACGGAGCAGTTGGCAGACCTGTAAAACTGCCACTAATTTAATTATGAAAAAACAACAACCATTCAAGTTGACGAAACAGTGGAAGCGACTGCGGGGCGGCATGGTGATAAAAGACGGAGACCGATTCAAGACGGCGCTCGGATGGTTGCTTGCTACTCCGTGGCCGGACCATAAGGTTGGCGATTTTCACTACCCGGACGGAAGTCCGTTCATTTACATCCGTAAAATATCATGAACCAACAACTTCAACCGCTCCAGTGGAAACGATTTAAGGAGCTTGAACAAATCTGCGTCAATGGCCGTGCCGTATTCTACATGGTCGGCATGGCGCTGAATGAAATCAAGCAGGAAAAGTTTTACGAGTCGAAAGGGTTTGATTCGTTCCCGGAATACTGCGAATCAATTGGCTACTCAAGGCGCCACTGCGAGCGGTTAATCCTCGGAGCAAATGTCGTTAGCCAACTGCCTGATAATCTGCGAAGGCTTATTCAAGGTGAACACGCCGCCCGTGCCCTACTTAATATCCCGGCCAGCCTTCGTGTGGCCGCCATAGTTAGGGCTACCAGCGCCGCCACGAAGCCGGCCACTGCAAAAGCTATAAAGCAAGCCGGACCACCCCCAAGGCCACTACGGTCCAACCAGAGCGTTTTACCGCCTAAACCTGCCCCAAACCGACCTAAACCCTTGCAGCTACAACAAAAAAGTGGACCAATTGGTCCAAAAGACCGAACCGGCCTTCCCATCCCTAAAGAGGTCCTACCGACCTGGGAGCGTCGCGGAGAAATCGCCACCCTGCTTACCGACCTGTCGAAGGTCAGGACTTCCTTGCGCAAGGCTAAGGAATCCGGCGATAACCTTTTTGCTGAAGTGGACTTCACGGACAACGAGGCCAAGCTCTCGATGGTTTACGAAGATTTACAAACAGCCATGCCTCACGCCGTCTGTCCGGAGTGTAACGGCAAGATAAAGGTGGCCGACTGCGGAGTGTGTAGTGGGCGTGGATTCGTCTCTGAATTTTATTGGCGGGTAAAAGTCCCGAACGACATCAAGGAAATCACAGGAAGAAAATGAAAGCAACTAAAGATATAGACGGAAAATTCATCTTCAATATCGGTAATGATATTTGCCGAGTATGGACAGATGAAGACGGCATCCACACCCAAAGGCGGTCGCGTTATGAAAATAGTTTCGTAACGCATACCGTCCAAACAATTTCATTCGAGCGCGTAGTTATTTTGGCCGAAGGCCAGATTGAGTTACCGTTATGAAAATCCTCGCACTTGACCCGGCTACCCATTGCGGATGGGCGCATTCGGATGGACCTAGTGGCACCTGGGATTTGTCTATGCGCCGGGATGAATCTGCCGGCATGAGATTGATTCGTCTGCGCGGAAAGTTAAACGAGATACTTTACTCGCAGGGCGTCGGGTTGGTTATATTTGAGGCTGCGCGGAACGCTGGGCCGCATATGCAGGGCGCACTGGTCGTCCAGTCCGAACTTCAAGGCGTAATAAAACTTTGGTGCGAAGATAACGACCTTCAATATAAGGGCGTCTCACCAACTGAAATCAAGAAGCATGCGACCGGAAAAGGCAACGCTAAAAAAGTTCACATGATTGCGGCGGCTAAAAAGAAATGGCCAGAAGTTGAAATCGTGGACGATAACCAGGCCGATGCCATGTGGATTCTGGACTTTGCAAAAACAATTATATGAAAAACCTAATTAAAAGAATTTGGAGGCTACTATTCGCTAATCCAAAAACCTGTAATCATAAATGGATACGTGACGGTGACCTATATGTGAAGTGCGATAAGTGCGGAGAACTGGCTGTGTATATCGGAGGCCAATTATGAATCTGACTGAACTTTCAAAACGAGTTCATGCCGCCAATGAAAAGTGGTGGCAAGACCCGCAAACTGGGTTGCCGATTAAACGGAACCGCGGAGAGTTAATTGCCCTTGAACATTCAGAGCTAAGCGAATGCCTTGAGGGCGAGCGTGAGAATCTTATGGACGATAAGCTTCCGCAATACCCGATGCCAGTAGTTGAGCAGATTGACCTTATTATTCGCGCATTAGATTATCTTGGTGGATTCTGGCCGGATGCGAACCTTGATGAAATCTTCGAGGCAAAGATGGCCTTTAATGCGCAGCGCGAAGACCATAAACACGAGGCTCGCCTTATTGCTGGTGGTAAACAATTCTGAACTATGAAACTCTCTGAAATTCCAAAAGCCCAAAGACTAAAATTACAAAAGAAATACTTGGTATTTCATCGCTCATTCGTAAAAGAAATGATAGCCAGAACTGGGGCTATGCCGAATGAGCAATTACTTATTTGCCGCCAACAGTTTGCGAAAAAGCATAATATCGAGTTATGATTGAATCCGAAATCATAAAAGTCCAAAGCCAATTCCTTGTTTTATTTCATAACCAGCTTGCCGATTTAGAAGCATGGCCAAGTGAAAAGCTTATCGACTTACAACATCGCTCAGGCGAACTTCGGATGCACCAGGATTTTTCTATGCGCGTCTCTGGCGAAGTTAATTTTGCGGCAACAAGCCTGATTTTGGAAAAACGATAATGAAACTTCGACAGTATCAACTTACTGCGCAACAATCCACTCTGGATGGGTGGAAGGCCGGTGAGCGGACCCAGCTCGGAGTAATGCCAACGGGCTGCGGCAAGACAATAGTGTTCGCTTCACTTATCCGAGCCAAGTTTCCGAAGCGCGCAATGGTGTTAGCGCACAGACATGAGCTTATCTGGCAGGCTCGGGATAAAATCCAACGCGTGACTGGATTTAAGGTTGATGTTGAGATGGGCGAATATAAGGCATCGGTTGACCGGGATTTATTCCATCCGAAGTCGCAAGTTATTGTCTCGACCATCCAGACTCATTGCGCAGGCGGAGATGGTGGCGGGCGAATGGGTAAGTTTGACCCGAAGGATTTCGGGGTGTTAATCGTTGACGAAGCTCATCACGCCACCTCGCGGTCGTATCGGCGCGTGATAGATTACTATATGCAAAACCCAGACCTGGTTGTGCTCGGAGTAACTGCCACGCCAGACAGGTCAGACGAAGAGGCTCTCGGGCAAGTATTCGGTTCAGTTGCTTTTGATTACGAAATTCTCGACGCAATTCATGATGGATGGCTTACGCCGATAGACCAGCAGATGGTTTCAGTTGAGAGTTTGGATTTCGGGAAAGTAAGGACGACAGCCGGAGACTTGAATCAAGCCGACCTGGACGCTGTGATGACTGCCGAGAAACCTTTACACGGCGTAGCAAGTTCCACGATTGATATAATCGGCGACCGTCGCGGAATAGGATTCGCAGCATCAGTTCATCATGCGCAAATGCTTTCGGAAATCTTCAACCGGCATCGTCCGGGAATGTCAGCCTTTGTCTGCGCAGGAACAGACAAGGATGAGCGGAAGAAAATCGTCTCTGACTTTGCGCGCGGAGATATTCAATGGCTTTGGAATTGTGGCGTGTTTACGGAAGGCTTCGACGACTCAGGTGTGGCCGTAATCGCAATGGCCAGGCCGACAAAGTCCCGCTCGCTCTACGCGCAGATGGCAGGCCGGGGAATGAGACCCTTAGAAAGTATAGTGCCGAGGCTTAATAACTCCTTGGCGGCCCCTTTACGGCGCGCCACGATAGCCTCCAGCAGCAAGCCAGCTTGCTTAATTATCGATTTTGTCGGTAATAGCGGCAAGCACAAGCTCATGTCAACTGCCGATATCCTCGGCGGGAATGCTTCAGACGAAGCCATCGAAGCCACAAAACTCTTTGCACGGAAACAAGGTATGCCGGTTCGGATAGCCGAACAACTCGAAGATGAAGAGGAACGTATCGAGGAAATGAAAAAGAAGCGGCTCGAAGCTGAACGCCGCAAAGCCAACCTGACTGCAAAAGCCACTTACAAAACTCAAAGCATTGACCCGTTCGATATTCTGCAAATTAAACCTGCCAAGGTTCGTGGATGGCATGAAGGAAAAGCACTAAGCGAAGGCCAATCAAATGTTCTACGCAAAGCAGGACTCGACCCGGCCAAGTATGATTACGCGCAAGGTTCACAATTATGCCATGCCATTATCGAAAGATGGCATGATGACCGATGCACACTTAAACAAGCCGGACTACTTGAGCGTTGCGGATGGTCAAAGCAGGAAGCAACTGAAATGAAATTTAAGGACGCCTCCGTGGCGATAGACCGCGCCGCAAAGAATAACTGGCATAAACCCGCCGACTGGAAGCCAGCACCGAAGGTAGTATTGGCGGACAACAATGATAATGTTCCGTTTTAACTTATGAGCCAACCACCACCGAGGCCGAATAAATTAACAGGGCCGCCGCCGAGGCCGCCGAAAAAGTTCCAGTTACATATTCAGAGGGACTTAATCGAGCCGGCCACTGAAGATGGTCAAGCTCCAGGCTATACGTCGAAGATTCTAGCTCCGATTTACAAGCCGAGCGGAAAGAAGCCGGACATACTAGAACTGCTTAACCAGTCGAAAGCGAAAGCGTTAATTGGGAAGATTCTAGCGTCGAAGGTTTCTGAAGCCGAAAAGAAGTTCCTGGTCGAGGCGGCAAAGCGGCATAATGTTTTTTACTATAAGCTAATTGCAAATTATTATGCGCAGTCCTCTCCGGAAATGCAGGCATTAATGGAACAGTCGGCACTTGTCATTATTGACTTCGATAAGGCAATCGAAAGCGGTTACATAGATTTTAACGAAGAGGTTGAGGAGTTATACAAACGTGAAACAGGCCACTGAAAATTTCTGCATCTTTATTTTAAGTCGAGGCCGGCCCGACAGCATGGCAACGTGCAGCCTGCTTGAGCGGTATGGATACGACGGCCCGCTCTTTATACTGTTAGATGAAGACGATAAGACGAGGGATGAATACCACGCCAGGTACGGAGATAAAGTCATCGTAATTAAAACTCCATCTGCGCAGAGCAATCTGGATAGCTTTGATAACTTCGGAAAACACGCAGTCCTGCACGGCCGCAATGTGTGTTTCGATATCGCCGAGTCGCTGGGTTACAAATACTTTCTGCAACTTGATGATGATTATACTGGGTTTGGGTTTCGGTTTCCAGAACCGGAATTAAAGAATGTCCACGGCGGAATAAAGTGGTCGTGGGTTATGACTAGGAAAACACTTAACGAAGTAATTCGGGCAACGATTCGGTTATTTATTAAAACTGGAGCATCTAGTATCGCCTACTCTCAGGGCGGCGACTGGATGTCGGCAAGTTCGGGAAGCTCTGCATCGTTTTCGTTCCGTAAGTGCATGAACTCGTTCTTTTGCTCAACAAGCCGAAGGTTTAATTTCATCGGACGCGCAAACGAAGATGTAAATACCTATACATTACTCGGAAGTCGCGGGCTTTTATTTCTAACCTTACCGCATTTCCAAGTATGCCAGCGCACGACCCAAAAATGTAAAGGCGGCACCACAGACGTATATCTTGATGAAGGCACATATGTTAAAAGTTTTTATTCGATACTCTGCGCGCCAAGTTGTGTTAAGATAAAAATCATGGGCAGCGCGCGGCGAAGGTTGCATCATAAGATTAACTGGGATACAGCTGTTCCAATGATTCTAAGTGAACAGCATAAAAAGGAAAAGGGCGGCGCACGTGAAATAGTTAACGAATGGCCGGAAACTTCTGAATCGGATTTATTTACCAGAATGCAGTATCGTGATGTTTTAATTAAACCGAAAGTGGTTATAAAGCGCCGAATTAAAACCGCTGAACAACTTTTACCGAAGAAAAAAAGCATAGAGATTACGACAGAATTTGTAGACCACTTTGCCGGCCGTGGATTTTATCGTAGTCCGAAAGCCGATATCCAACCAAACTTATGAACTGTGAAAAATGTGGAAAAGAAATACCGCAAGAGCGATTAGAAATCCTACCGAATACAACTACATGCGTTGCCTGCTCAACCGTTAAGCGCGTGAAGGGCAATATGGTATTTGAGAAGAAGATGGCTTCGGAACTAATCCTGCGGTCAGCTGATTCCATAAACCCATCCAAAGGCTCAACGTTTAGAAAGTAATATGAGCCGACCTCCGCCGCGTCCAAAATCAAGGCCGCTAATCAAGATGCAACTGAACCGGCTATTCGATAGCGAAGACGAGATGAGACAATTCGTAAAGTCCCAGATGCCGGGCACGTTAATCATCAAGAAGTGGAAGGTGGAACAATTTGCCTGTGAAGTATTGTATAAACCACAACCGAAAGGAACAAAATGAAAGTCAAAGAACTAATCGAAGAACTTCAAAAATGCAACAAGGACGCCGATGTAGTGGTCGGTGACTTTAATCTTGTTGTTGGTGTTGATTCTGGTATTCCATCCAGTTGCGTCCAGCCTGTTACTCTCGAAACTGAATACTCTCGAAACTGAAGAACAATGAGCAGTGAGGGAAAAATCTGGAAGCGGGTATCGGTCGAGAATCCTTGCCCGATATGTTGCAGCACGGACTGGTGCCAATTCGGCGACCGCGCAATGAAGTGCATGCGGGTCGAGTCTCAATTCCCATGCAAGAGTGGCGGATTTTATCACCATTACGATAAACTAAATCCAGACTTCCTTCCGAAGCAACGGCGTGAAACTCAAGTCAAAAAGATTGACGCCTTCGGCTTGATGCAGAAGTTCCGAGCCAAGACCGAACCGCACATGTTTAACTGCCTCACCAAAGACCTTGGAGTGACGCCAGAATCGCTTATGGGGCTTCAATGTGCCTGGGCACAGGAATATAAGGCTTGGGCATTCCCGATGAAGGATGGAACGGATACAACGATTGGGATACGTCTGCGGAATCAGGCTGCATTTAAGTGGGCAGTGACCGGAAGCGCGCAGGGCATATTCATCCCGAATACCGAACCGCAGCCGATTGTTTACCTGCCGGAAGGCCCGACCGATACTGCTGCGTGTTTATCCATTGGACTCTTTGCAATTGGCCGCCCGAATAATATCTGCGGAGCTGAGATGATTAAAGTTGCAATGAATCGGCTCGGAATCCATAAGGCCGTAATCATTTCTGATAATGATGAGATGAAGCGCGATAAGTTTTCGGGCCGCGAGTGGAGACCGGGCATCGTCGGCGCGCTTCAGTTGAAAAAGGAACTCGGAGTCCAGTCAGTTATTTGGGTGCCACCGTCGCCGCTCAAGGATATTCGGGAGTTCGTGCAGAAGGGCGGACACCGAGTCATTATCGAATCACAAATACGGAATAAAGTTTGGAGCAGGAAATGAGAATTGGACTTCCACCTAAACCGATACGCCGATGCGCCGAGACTGGAAACAGCTTTCATTATTTGACTATTATGAACAATGCGACCGGGGAGAAATTTGAAAACCAAGTGTATTGCAAAGACTTTGCGCAAGCCATTTGGTATGCTCGTAAAACCTGGAGCAATAAACAACTATGGACAATCATTCCGAAACATAAATGAAACCCGATGCCTACATGCCGATGTATTGGGCGGAGTTTTGGGCAGCAGTGGATGGCCAGCCCGATAACATTATCCTCGGTTATGAACGGGCCATGTCGCATTACTGGCAGCACAATCATTGCGCAGGCTTAAGGGACGACTCTGAATTTCTCCGCAGGCTGTGCCGCATTGAACGTGAAGATTGGGAAGCGGCAATGGCCATTATATTCGATAACGACAAATTCTTTACGCTCGGCGAGGATAACTTATGGCATCAGAAACGGTGCCGACAAGAGTGGGACTGGGCGATTGAAAAATACAATAAGGCGGTCGAGAATGGAAAGCTCGGCGGATACCGGAAACACAAACGAAGGAGACAATAACGAATCAAGCTCTGCCACGAGTGGTGGGCGGAGCGCAACAAATGAAACCAAACCGTAAAATTAACGCGATGCCGCCAACTGGAAGGGACACCACTCGTTGTGCAGCAGCGCGTTGTTAGGAAGCGTCTTATGGCAGACATAAAAAATAAAGCACCTGAAAATGTAATCGGAAAATACTTCGTGGACTGTGCCGAATGTATTGACTGTGACCTATGCAATGAAACCGCCCCGAATAATTTTGGCCGCAACAGCGACAAGGCATATTCATTCGTCAGCAAGCAGCCGACAACGCCAGAGGAAGAAAAGCTCTGCCGTGAATCAAAGGAAATATGCCCAGTAGAGGCCATCGGGGTAGCTTCCTAACGACAAGCTGAGGCGTGCTGTGACCGACAACCAACAAAGGTAAATATGACAAATGATAATTGCAAAACTGAGAAAGTGTGGTGCTACGTTTCGCTTGTGGCCCTTGGTGTAACTTTGGGCTGCATCATCACAGGAAACGGCTCTAGTGCAATCGCCGCTTCCATTATTTTCGCAACGTCGGTCTATGGGTATGAGCACCAAACCTAATTCGCCGATAAAACGCCGATATGCAGAGGGATGGTGCGAAGGAAAATACTTCTGCATCCAAGTCGCCGCCGGAGAAACGATGACGCAACTTAAAAAGCACTTCCGAGAAACGGTGGGGCATGATCGTATAAATGTGTGGCGGTGGTTTTGGGCCTAACGCTGCCCGATGAGCCACGTCGGACTAATGACTTTATGAAACCTGAACTCGAAGTGAATAAAACTGGACGCCCAACCGACGTTGGCTCCGGCGACTGGTTAGGTGTCCGGTCAACTGAAACAAAATCGAACATAAAATATGGACTCAACTAACTCACTAACTGTCTGCGAGGTGAACGGTAAAAGCCGCTCGGAACTCGAAGAACTGCCGCGCTGCGAAATCCGCAGTCATTGGAACGACAACGATCTCGTCGTCGTGCAAATCCTCAACCAAGTCGTGACGCTGCGAGCGCGTGAAATCATCGCTGCCGTCTCAAACTCAACCAACATCCCGCGCTAGGATGCCTAACGACGGAGCTATGCCGCGCTGACAAACCAAAAACGATATGGGAAATATACCCCCAAAACCCCTCCTAAAAAGGCTAGTTTTAAGGCCAACTAAAAGTAGCGACCCTAGTAGCCACCCTACTAGCTTATCTACGTTTGCAGCTACTAGCTCCACTAGTAGCAATAAGAGTATAAGACAGGGCTGCGCAAGGAAAAAGGTTTGGCTCTTTGCTTTTAGCCCACCCCCACTCTCCTTGCTCCCAAAGCATCTATCCGTAACCCAGCCAGCATCCGTCCCGTTCTGGGAACATTCACTGCTTCGTAAAATGGATTTATTATTAAGCAGTCCGATTGGATTCACGTATCTGTCCGTATTAAGGAAGCGGTCGTTGGATTATCGGAGGGCAGGTGCATCTGAATCCTGGAGGCTGGCCGCACGCGACTTGTATCACGCGCTGGGATTCGATTTGAGCCGTCCGATGCCCGAGAAGCCTAAAAGGTTAGGGGCGGGGCTAATGAGGCCGCCAGTACGCGTCCAGGCTCCAAGAATAAGCGGTGTGGTGCCGCCCCGTCCGGACAAACGCAAGGAATCTTTTACTGGAAAGGTTTCAAGCTAGGGCTTAGAACAGTCCTGACTGTAGCTATAATTTTCTAAAAAACGAATATGTTAAAAGCGAAACGTAAAAGCGGCCACAGCGGACGCGTTAGAATACAGTGGCCAACACTCACTGGAGCGGCGGCGTTTTGTGGATTGACCGGCGCGCCCGAAAGCGTAGTGAAGTATTTACGTGCGGACGGGAAGTGCGATGCCTTTTTGTCAAATAACCGGATTCATTCACTGAAAATGATTCGTGCGGTATTCGGAGAATTGCTTAAAGCCGGAGAACTTCCGAGCGGCATTGCCACGCCTCAAGACTGGAAAGCACTGGAACAGGCGCGGCGCGAATCAATCAAACGGAAGCACGATGAGAAGCTGTTTATGTTGACCGCCGATGCTATGCGCCAGGCCAGTCAAGCGATGGCCTTGACCTTTGTGGAATGGGAACGTCTTGCCCGAGAGCTTCCACCAGCAGTGGCAGGACTTGCGGCGGATGAGGTTGGCGAACGGATGACGGTGGAGATTGAACGGATGCGGAAAACATTAACCAAGAAGTTTATGGAGATTGGAAAATGACTAAATCCCCACCACCAAATCCTTTTCGGGTTGTGCATCAAATCTTCGCCAACTCAATTCCTGCGCCACCCCCAGCAGATATAGTCGAGTGGGCAGAACGGATTGGGATAAAGGTGGACGGGCATTCATTTGACTCTGCGCGCAATCCTAGAATCCTCGACCCAATGCGCGCAATGTGTGATTCTCGGACTCGTATCGGGACTTTAATCAAGCCCGTGCAGGACGGCGGCTCAACTGCCGGTGAAGTTGTTTGCGCATACTGGGCCGCATTCTTTACCGGACTGATTCAATACAACTGGCAGGATGATGACAAGGCGAAGGATAGATGGTTCGACCGGATTAAACCTACCCTTGATTCCTGCGCAGACATTCGCAGAACCGGTGGGCGATTCTCCGAGACTATTTGCGAGGCCCGCTATGTTAATTCAACCGTGCGCGTCCAGGGCGTATTCAATGAATCGTCCCTCGACTCCGATACGATACCACTTCAACTGAATGAGGAAATCCATTTATGGAAACCTGGCTTTCTTGGAAAGGCGCGGCGCAGACAGACTCAAGTTTGGAATGCGAAGGCGCTCGACATATCAAATGCCAGTAACATCGGCGACCAACTCCACTCGGCGTGGCAGGACGGAACGATGCAAGAGTGGGAAATCTTTTGTCCGAAGTGTGGAAGTTATCACGCAATGCACTTCCGCTGGAATCCAGACAAGCCGGAACTTGGCGGGCTGCGTTATAATACTGATGGATGCCGGATGAAAGATGGACGGTTCGATTATAACCGGCTGGAACATACGATACGCTACCAGATGCCGTGCGGTCATGAAGTCAAGGACACAGCCTCAGACCGGCGCAACTTAAAAGGCTGGTGGTCGCTTCCAAGGAACGAAGGAGCGCACGTCTCGCACCGCTCTTGGAACTATGAGGGTGTGTCCTGCGAGGCAATTAGCTGGCTTGCGCTGATTCAGGAATGGCATTCGGCGGTCAGAGCATTGAAGGCTGGAGACATTCAGCCTATGCGCAGGTTCGTTACTGAGCGTGAATGCAAATTCTGGTCTGAAGAGTCTATCCCGTTCTCCGGCGTGGTGATAGTGAATAAAATGTTGACCAAATCCCGTAAAGGTTTGAAAGGCCGCGCGGCGCGGTTCTGGTTTGCGGACAAGCAAAAAGGATATGTTCACAAAGGCCAGTTCGTCCATTACTGGTTGGTGATTCGTGATGTGATGAAAAACTGCGACAGTCAGTTGGTGTTCGAGGGATTGGTCCAGACGGATGCCGACTTGCTTGCAAGGTTGGCCGAACACGACTGTGTTCCACAAAGCGGCGCGGTTGATTGCGGCTGGGATAGGGAAAATGTTTTACAGCTTTGCTACCGGAACAACTTCAATGCACAGACTTCATCTGCGCAGGAAAAGTTATTTTTCCACGTGCTTGACCGGACGTATAAAATTTACTCGAAGCCGGAAGGATTACATAAGCAGTTGAAAGTTCCGCCGAAGTTTGATTACACGCAGCTAAGGAATATGGACGGTTCAATCGAATACATTCCAAATCCCGAAGAGCCGATGCACTGGGCAATCCACAAGGTCGGCTCACTGAAACTCTTGAAGTTTCTGCGTGGCCACAAAGAGCTGGTTGAAAAGAATGGCGGAACGGATTTTATCAAGTGGGAAGTTCCGGGCGATGTGAGTGATGAATATAAACGCCACATGGAGTCCTGGGAATTCACTACCCGGAAACGGGTCGGAACAAACGAGACGGTGGAAGTCTGCCGGCAAAGGTTTGCAGACGACCATATGTTGATGTGCGAAGCTGGAATCGCAAACCTGATGGCGATGGCTCCGCATCCAGACTTCCCGACAATATCAATCCTGTCTGTGCGGCTTGCGCAGATGGGAATCACCGAAGATGTGGTCGGCGGTAAACAATCAACAACAACTGAGGAGGAAAAGAAATGAGTAAACCGCCGCCCAGACCTGGAAAAGAAATAAACGTCCTTAGCCTTGGAGCTGGAGTCCAAAGTTCTGTAATGGGACTAATGGCCGCATGCGGAGAAATAACACCAATGCCGGAAAATGTGCAGGCGTCCCGTATTTACATTCTAGCGCAATTCCATTAGGTAATGTAGATTTTTTTACCGAAGAGGATAATGGCCAAATGAATATGTTTAATAATGAATGTGAAGGGATGTGTGGGGTATGACCCTCTCACCCCGCCAACGCCAAGTCATACTCCTCGTTTGTTCTGGTCTGGCGAATAAGCAGATTGCCGACCGGCTTGGCATTTCGGAGAATACGGTCAGCAATCACATGAAGATGATTTTCCGAAAGCTGAAATGTTGTTGTCGGGCACAGGCGGTAGCGAAATGGCTAAGGAGATAATGTTGGACCAATTGGTCCAAGCGTGTAGTCATAAATGGCCATACGGATAGCTAAAAATGTTTAGTGTTTTGGTAGTAGCTACATCTAGCTACTACCATTTTTTTTGTCTTGGCTTAAAGTTCTTACGTGGATTCTAATACAGACGACTTGGCTGCGTTCCTTGACCGCGCTTGGAATAATGCTAAGGATGGTGCCAATGCCCTGCCGGAACAACTTTCCATTGAACAACAGGCTGCGTTAAATTTCATTGCCCCGATAGGTTCGGTCATTTCGGTTTCTAAAAACTCTACTTCCCAATCTTCCGGCGGATATAATCCAGGCAACCTTACGCTGCGGCAGGTGGTCGGAATCTGGACCAAGCTGATTGAGTTGTATGATGAAGTCAAAGCAAGGATAGTTTCGGCAGCGGCCTGTGATTCGGTTGTGCTTCCTGACGGATTTGATTTTGATGGCCCAGTGTATCAAGTAATGAAAAGCACTCTAAAAGTTTCAGGCCGGGTCGCTACTAGTCCAGACTTGCGAGACCTGCGCGTTCCACTTTCTCGAACCGAGACTCTTGAATTTAATGTGGTCGGTTATATTCCATGAGAAAAACCACACAACATAAATCTCGTAAACCAAGCCGAACGCGCATGATTCAAAATGAGTCTCGTGCGATTGCTTTACTTTCAATTACAAACCCACGCCAGGTTCAGTTTGCGCCGCGTAATGAGCGCAGGTTAGTTGAGCGTGCGGTGAAAACTCTTTGCTTCGGTTCAAAGCCTCACCTTGTTCGTAACTGGTATGAATCCGGGAATCCTTATTCGGACGGTTCGCGCTCATACTTGCCGGAAGTCTTAACCGATGCACGCTACGACCAGAATCAAATCACTCGGCGTGAAGCAATGCGCCGGATGCGTTACTGGGAGCAAAATTCAATCTTCGTAAAACGTGGACTTGATGTTAGCGAGCAGTATGTAATCGGCACGCATTGTCCAGTGGTAACTTCACTTTCCACGAATACGGATTGGGCGGCTCAGGCTGAGATTGTTTTCCACGAGATGTGCCAGAATGCCGGACTCGATGGTGAATCCATTTTCTCATTACTCTGTGTTGGCCATCGTCGGAAGAAAGTTGACGGAAATGTTCTGTTCGTTCAGACGAGCAGGCCCGGCTCGGTTACTATTCGGCGCGGAACAAAATACGAAACCCTACTCGGAGTGATGCGGCCCTGTTACCAGATGGTTGAATCCCATCGCGTCGGGACTCCGTTCGCCATGTGGCAGGAAGAAGGCCAAGACATTTTCGATGGTATCGAATACGGAATTATTTCGACTCAGCTTCCCGGCGGACAATCGGTTGAACATAAAGTCAAGACCTGCTACTGGGTGAATGAATCTGCAAACGTCTTTTCGGTTCAACAGGGTTTCACCAAGGTGCCGGTTCAGTTCGCTTATTATGCTGCGCAGGCTCATCGGGTAAACGAACCGCGCAGCATGACTGATTTTTACGCCGCAGAGCCGACACTTGCATTGCTCGAAGACATGCTCAAGTTGGAAATGAAAGCGCAGGAAGTCCAAAGCGATATTTCGTTGTTCATTACGAATGGGGCCGGGCAGGAAGTGAAGCCTGGCATGCAATCAACCTTGGCCGCTCTCGGTGTGAAGGTAACTGCCGGCGCGAACGGTGCTAATCCGGTGGTGACTACGAACGACATCGAGAAAGTCAAAACCATTTATGAAAAAATCTGGGGTGGGCGCACGGCTGTTGGTCGAACCGGAGACACACTTGCGACCGTTGCTCCGAATCGTCCTGCTGAAGCGACCCTTAATCTATGGAACTTCCTTATTGATTCGTTTTGCGCCGCTAGTGGCTTTCCCCGTTTGCTTATCTTTCCCAAATCCCAGATGAAAGGGCAGGGCACGGAAGTCCGCGCCGAAATTGAAGCTGCCAATGCGATGTTCATCAAGGAGTTTAACCAAATCTGGAAACCATTTATCCATCAAGTCTGGGAATACTTTATGGGCTGGGCAATCCGAAATGATGAGCGTGTGAAAAATGCTCCAGCGGATTGGATGAACATAGATGTTTCCCATCCGCGCTCGATAGTGGTTGACCTTGGTTATGCTACTGCCGAAACAATTTCATTCTTGGCCGCAGGCCTTATTAACCTTCACCAAGTCGCCCAACAATTCGGGACGACACGTTCTAAAATCATAGCCGGGGCGGTCAAGGATGTTTTTGATATAAAGCTTGCGTGTCAGGAAATGGCCAAGCTTCCGCAGTATAAAGGAATTGAAGTGGATGCCGCCGAAATCCGGGCAAGCCTTGGCGATGCTGCGCAAAAGTTGGCATCGAGTAATGCGGCTAGCGAAACATCGGCAATATCCGCGAATAGTGAATTATGAAAAAACTTTTTAACTTTCTTTGGGGCAGCATCGAAGTGGTTAACTCTGCCGGCGGCCCGTCCCAAATGGCCATCTACGATACTATCGGTAAAGACGACTTTTCTGGCGGTGGTATTACCGGGGCTGATTTTTCCCAAGCGCTGAACTCGGCAAATAACATGCAGGACTTGCACATCCACGTGAACTCGAAGGGCGGAGATGTTCATCACGGAATGTCAATGCGTAATGCTTTGAAAGCTTGGAAGAACAAGACCGGGCGCAAAGTAACGACTATCATTGATGGTATAGCGGCCTCCACTGCTTCCTGGGCCTTCCCCACAGCCTCCGATGAGGTAAAAGCCTATAAAGGGAGCCAAGTCTTTGTTCACGAAGCCATGGCGCTGGCGGCCGGTTCGGCGGAGAACTTCCGGGACACGGCAGACATCCTCGATAAGACTTCGATGCAGATTGCGGATATGTATGCCGAGAAGTCCGGCAAGCCGGCATCCATGTGGCGCAACAAGATGAAGTCCGGTTCACTTATGACCGGCGATGAGGCAATGGGCGAAGGCTTAGTGGATTCGATTATCGACGGCAACGCTACCAACTTTGGTCCGTGGGTTGAGACCGTGAAGCAACAGCTGGTGATTCAGAATCAGTTGTTAAACTTCAATGAGAATCACGACGAAAAGGGACAGTTTGCCACCGGAGTTGCTGAAGCAAAGCAATTAAGCAGTAAGGCATACAAGGCAAGTGCAAAGGCCAATAAGTCTCAAAAGGAAATCGATCACGGTGACGCTATGCGCGCCCACGAAAAAGCTGGCAAGGCGTGGTTCAAGTTAGAAAAACAAGACCCAAGTTTGCGGGCTGAAAAAGGCGGGTATGAATCTGACCGCTCAGTTGAACATTCAACCTATGCCGAAGAGCATAGAATGTCAGGAAATGTAAAAGAAGATTTTAACATTCCTGAACATAAAAACCAAATTTCATCCGCTCCCACGCAGGGCGCGGAGAACGACAAACAAAACGAAAGTGAAAAACAGTTGGTGATTCAGAATCAGTTATTGAATTACAATGAGAATCATGACGAGGGTGGGCGATTCTCTGAAAGTATGTCATCGGCGTCAGCCGATGCAGATTCAAGGGCAGCCGAGGAAGCGTCCCACGATGCTGATGAACATGACCGAGCCGATAAACATCAAAACGCCGCAAAGTTAAACCGCGATGCCGCAAAAAGTCATAGCGCTGTCGCTAAAGAATATCCCAAGGGAAGCAGCGACCGCTCGCGCCACGAAAGAATGGCAACTGAACATCGCCAAGCCGCAAGTTGGCATGCAACATTTTCTAAAAATCAAATTTCTTCCGCTCCCACGCAGGGCGCGGAGAATCTGGACACGATTAAACTGATTTTGAATTTTAATCCGCCAGAGAAAAGCGCGCTCGATTTAATTAGCTCTGCCGTCGCAGGGCAGTAGAAAACAAAAACAAAAAAACAAGGTAAACATATATGAGAAAAAAAATGGAAGCCCTGCTGAATAGTTGGCAGGTGCCGTTTACGAAAGAAAATACCGACGAAGAACTTTTTACGTTGGTTGAAAATAATAAGGCCGCGCACGCTGAAAAGATTGTGCCGCCCGTTGTGGAAAACAAAGTCACCGGCTTGAGTGCGGCTGACCAGCAAGTCTTGGCTGACCTTCGCAACCAGCTGTCCAATTCGCGCCGGAAGGAAATTCTGGGCGTGGTTGAGAAGCACGCCAGCGATGGCCGCATCCCGGTCAATGAAATCGAAAACTGGGTGAACGACGCCGTCGCGATTCAGGACAATCCGACTACTGGCAACTCGGTTTTGAACCGCCTCGCTAAGTTGGAAGCGCACGCCCCGGGCATGGCTCCGCTCCCGATGGAAAACACCAAACTTGATGTGGTGAATGCCGACATCAAGGACATCTCGAAGGGCTTCCAGCTCCACAACGAATCTACGAAGGCATTCCAACGCGGATTGATTGATGGTGAGCGGGCGATGAAAACCATCCGCAATGATGCGGTCGCCAAGGCGCACTTTTTCAAGAAGTTCAAGAGCCGCTTCCTGGAAGTGATGAACGCGAACACCATTGACGCCGGACTCCAGCGCCAGGTGATCCTGCAAGACGTGGTTATTCGGGACTTCGCCCGCAGGGTCATCTCGCTGAATATGTTCAGTACCGTATTCCGTGATGTGCCGCTGCAAGGTTTGGATACGGTCGAAGTTCCTTACTACGACCTGGACACATCGGCTTCTACGCCGTTTGTTTCCGGCACCGGTTACACCACCGTCGGGAATACAACCAGTTCCAAGCGTGAGATTCAAATTGGTGAAGGCACGGGCGGAACTGGTATTGTTGGCGCAGGACATTGCCGGCTCTATCAGGCTCTGGCTTTTAGCTCGCAGGAAATTGCTCGCCAGCCTTACTTGAAGGTTGCTGAGCTTGCTGGATTGAAAGCCGAGAAATTGGCCTTCGATATTTGGCAGGATATTCTGTCCGTGATTACGGTTGCCAACTTTGGTGCGGCCGCAATTACGAAGGCTGCTGCTCAGTTCGATAGTGATCAAATCGCGCTGCTCAAACTGGCCTGTAAGAAATGGCCTGAAGGTGGCCGTGGTTTAGTTCTGGATTCGGCATACGATGCGAACCTGCTCCAAGACCCGTCATTCAAGTTCGCTCTCAATGCCGCCAGCGACCTGGCCATCAAGGAAGGCCGACTGTTCCCGCGCGTGATGGGATTTGATTATACCGAAAATCCAAATATCCCAGCAAACGGAATCAACCTGGTTGGTTTCGCAGTTTGGAAATACGCCATTCTGGTTGCCTTCGCCCCCGTTCCTCCGGTCGAGGAAGTCCGCCGCGCAGGCACGGTGTGGGAAATGATTACCGACCCGGCCACTGGTATCACCCTGGAATACCGCCAGTTTGGTACTAATACGACCGACGTTGCCACGAACGTGATTGAATCATCCTACGGTTATGCCGCAGGACTCAAGACTGCGTTGAAGATGATTGTTTCCGCATAAGCCACTGCCGGCTAATGGGCCGGGTGGAGGTTGCTTGACCACCCGGCTCTAATTAAAGCAAAAAACTTTTATGATTGAAACAATTCTACTGGCCCGGGAACGAAAATCCGGGAAGCAGGTTGTGTTGATGGGCAGTGAGATTGAGTTTCACGTCCAGAAATCCAAGCTGCATGAGTTTGACCCAAGCGTCAATGATGAGTTCAGCTCCGTTGGTCTTTACCAACTTGTTGCGCAAAAGAAAGTCCTGCGCTTGATGACTTCTGCCGAGGCGAAAGCCCTGGCTGATACGACCAAAAAGCACAACGATATCCAAGCAAAAGCGGAAGCTGATGCGGTCGGTATTGAACTTGGGAAAACCGAACCGAAACAAAAGTCCAAAAAAATTAACCGCCGCGACGCGGCATAACAAAACAACAAACGACAATGAAAAATAAAATGAAAATACTTATCGGCGTCGCGGCAGTAATGCTGGCGATGGTTACGGTAGCGCTGGCTGACAACTACGCTTCGTATTATATCAATACGACTAACCAAGTCGTAACTGCTGGCGGGGCAACCACGAACGCCCACGCCAATGTGGTGCCCGCGCTTACTACGCAAACATTCAACTTGTCACTTACTGCCGGGAGTACTAATGGTGATGCATCCCTTTGGCCGGCTTGTCCGTTAGTTACTCAGGACAATATGTATAATCCAAGTCGGTGGATTTCGTATCAGGGGCAAAATTCTGCAATGTCTAGCGGCACTAATACTTGCGTGACTTACGTTGAGAATTGGGCCGGGACTACGGACGGGAGTCATTGGAACACAAACCCATGCCCGCTAATTATCATTTACAGCGAGACGGCTGGGTCTGGTGCTCAGTTAATGACTAACTTGGACTCTGGCGGCATTCAGGGGTATTGTCTTTTTACCCGTGTCAATACCAATGCAGTTGCAGTGACCAATACGTTTGTGGGAACTGGGTTCAAGCGCGGACTTTAATTCATATGGGATTCTCTGATTTATTACTCGACCTTGGCTGTGCGCGGCAAATTGAAGCCGCGCACGGCGAGGCCGTTACAGTAATGAGCGGAGTTGATGCCGGAAAAATCTTTTTGGCAGTCCGTGAAACTGAAGATGACCTTACCGTTAATATGGAGACCGGCGGAACCGACCCGCGCTCACGTCGCGTGCTTCGTTTCAGGACGACCGGAGCTGTCCCAAGGCTATCTAGCCAGGATGTTGTTAAAACGGCCTCTGGGGACTTGTGGCGCGCAATACGGGCACCTAGAAGCGGCTATCTAACTACTGATTTTGAACTAATTGAGATTTTGGCCGGAAAAGATACATGAAAAAACTATTTACCATTTTGCTGGCGGCACTGCTCGGCCTTTCTGCGCAGGCTTCAAATGTTGTCTTTTCATTTACGAATAGCTCAACTGGCCAACTTGACACGAATGACTTTAAGATTATTCCACTTGGGCATATTCGCAATTCCGATGGAACATTTAATAACCCCGGCCTTCCATTGCGTATTCATAACCAGACTGGGGTTTCTACGAATTGGTTGGTTGCGCAGTATTATCAAATAACAAACCAGTTTATTGGTGATGGATTTTTTATCAGGTGTTCAGACTCTTCCAGCAATATCGTGATGGCTGGGGATAAGAGCATTTATTGTGGGAGCGCGAATCCTTTCATCGAGATAGTGGTGACGAATACTGTTATTATAATTTCGTCGGTGGCGACGAATGCGTTGAACGCATCCCAATCAAATGTGGTTGCGTCCGCAATTATTAACAGCGGCGGAACGAATATCACCGTCCCACCCGACACGGCGGCAGTGCTGCATCAAAGCAACGTGGTCTCGACAGCGGCGGGAAATGTGTTCACCGGGACGAACACTTTCACCGGCCCTGTAACGACAACCAACTTAAATCTTCGGGGTAATCTAGTCATGACTGGCGACCAAAGTTACTTCGCCATGACGAATAATAGCAATGGTGGGAATTTCTTTAGTCATTATGACATTGCTAATGCCGATACGTTTGGCGTTACACATAGTGGCGGTGAATTCTTACTTGGGATTGTCAACGATCTTTCCCAGAAATCATACATTGATTTCAATATAGGTGGTGAATCTGAGTATGTAGCGAAGGGGGTAAACTTTGGTGACCTTGGTTCAATGACACATTCGTTTTATATCAGTGTTAACGGCTCTCCTGACCAGTTGTATGCGAGAATTTCCACTAACGGCCTTTGGGCAACGCGATTTTCCGGCAACGGCTCCGGCCTGACTAATCTTCCAGGTGTTAATATAGCTACTAATGGCCCTGACGGATCGCCACTCATGACTCAAGATACTACTATTCCATCTTCACAATTTGCAGGGTCACGGACAAACACGAGTGGAATCCCGTCATATGTTTCATTGGCGGACGTGGCAGTGGTGGCGACGAATCTTGTCGGCTCCGGCTCCGGGCTGACGAATCTGCAAGCATCAGGGGTCTCCACCAATGGCAGCACTGCCGGACAGGTGATGATAAACGGCGGCAATGGAACTGTGGTCTGGACAAATAATCAGTCAGTTGTTGCGGCGGGTGATGGCGAGACCGCCGAGACGATGACCACCAACCCCGTCACCGGACAAGTGACGTACACCTCCAACGTGAACACTAATCAGTTTCTGGCCTCAACCGGGAACTCGCCTTTCAATGGGAGTGCGATTACCAATCTCAATCTGCAAATTACCGCCTCCGTTTCGGTGCCCCTCACGAATGGTCTTGGCCTCACCAACTTCACCATCGCTGACGGGCTGACCAATCCACCGGGCTATTTGCGGGCCGTTTTGGTTTGCATCACCAACGATTCTTGCGGACTCAAAACCAATTCAGAGACCCCCATTGATGAGTTTTGTATCTACATCTCCGGTTCCAGCCGGGGGCCACTCTTCAGCGTCAGTGCCGACAGCACCGGCACCAACATCGTTTTCAATTATTGCGGCGTGGGAGGCTCCTCCGCGGCTTTTGTCTATGGTGGAACGGCAAATGTGGCCATCCAATCGTTCTCAAACTTCAAATTCAAGGCGTACTACCACCAGTGACCCGCTCACTCACCATCCTTGCGTGCCTGCTGCTGGCCGGTTGCTCCGCGCCGCCGGCAAAGAGGGTTGTTACCGTTCCATCGGCTGCAATGCTTGTGCCGAAGACCGTGGTCAACCCCGCAGTCGTGCATTGGCGGGACACCAATGGGTGCGGCTGGTCGGTGATAAACGGTAAAACGAACGGGCCGTTTTGCCCGAATCCACCGACAACGAATCTCACCATCACCTGCACGCCGGGTGGTGTGTTCGCGGTTTCAAACTTGGTCGGACAGCAGTCCTGGCGCACGTCGAATGCTGTGCTGCAAGTGTCTGCCGGCCTCAAGACATGGGTGGACGTTGCGCCGCTGGCCGATGGAAGCGTAACCTTGGCGTGGAATGCAAGCACTGATCCAAGCGTCGCGGGTTACAACATTTATTACGGTGGGGCCAGCGGCACATATACCAATAGGATTGACGCCGAAGGCGACACCACAGCGACCGTTTCCGGCCTGACTGTGGGAGCCACCTATTATTTTGCGGCCACAACATATTCAGCGGACGCAGAAAGCCTGTTTTCATGCGAGGTGGCGTGGACAAACAGGCCGGTTTTAACAATTCAATGAAAGGAAAAGTATGATTATTATCGGACTGTTAATCGTAGCTGTTATCTGCCTGACTGTGGCTTTGATTCTTGCAATTAAATATGCCCCGTTCGGATACGAGGCCCAACAGCGCGAATTGAGGGGCGGTAAATAACCATGTTTGACACTCTGGTAAATCTGTTTTCCGAATATGGGTGCGCCGTGCTCATGGTGTTGATGTTTTGTGCCGTGCTGTTCCAATGGGGAGATAAACCGAAAGGGTGAACGGATATATGACCACACTTCAAATTCGCAGTCAGGTAGGAAAACCAGTCGAAAGAAAGACCCTTACGGAATGTCTCAAGCTTCTGGGGGTGTCGCCGGATAAAAAGCGATCCTGCAATCCAAAAGCGTTTATGCTCAAGGCAGGCAGGCAACATTCCTTTTCCGACAATTCAGAGGGCCGGTTGTATGACCTATACGAAAAAGCGCGCCCGGCTTTTTTGGGGCTGTGCAAGCGGAACCAAATTCATCTGGCCTCCAACCACGAGACCGGAGTTTGGATAAACGCCTTGTGGTCGCGCACGGTAAAATTGTTCCGGCGCAAAGGGATTGAAATATGAATGAGACAATTATCTTGGCATTGTTTGGAGGCATTGGAATCTGTCTGATGGCCCTGGCTGGCGCCACTTACACGCTGTCCCAGCGCATGACCAAGATGGAGACCATATTTAACTTCTGGATTGAAACCATCGGCAATAAAGCGGCGAAGATTTTACACAGCCCGGGAGATTCTCTCGGATTGGACAAGTACCTTGATAAATATCTCAACGACCATCCGGCATTGGTTTTAGAGGATTGGGTTGAAATAAAACTGATGTGTGAGAAGGTGGAACAGAACCGTGAAGTAGATGCCGGGAAACGATTGATTGCCGGCTTTGTCGCCGCTGGCGCTCAACAGAAAATCTTGCTCATTACGAAAAACCTTCCCCGCCAAAGTGAACTACGAAATAACCCGGATAAACAAAACTGAAATTACGAAAGTAAAAGTATGATTATTATCGGACTGTTATTCGTAGTAGCTATTATCTGCCTGCGCGCAGAATTGAGGGCCACAAAATGAACTTCCCCGACGACCTATTGCCCGGCGACGTGCTGCTTTACCACGGCGACACGCTGTTCAACAAAATCACCGATATCAAAACCGGCGGCGTTGTTGACCATGTGGAAGTTTACATGGGCCACGGCTTGACCGTTGCCGCACGGCAGGAGGGTTTCAATTATTACAACTTCGACCCGAACGGGCTGGCCAAGGTTCGCCGCCCGATTGCGCCGTTTGATTTGCAAGCCGCCGAGACTTGGATTGGGCCGTTGCGGGGATTGTCCTACGACGACCCGGGGCTGTTTGAGTTTTTCAACTGGTCAATCACGAACAATGGATTCATCTGTTCGGTCGGAGCGGCGTACGTGCTTAAAATGGGCAAGGTGCTTATATTTGCCGACGACATGGACTTGAACAAGATTTCACCACGAGATTTTGATTTGCCCCGCGAACTCACAACCATCTGGACAAAGCAAAACGTATGAACAAACATTGGCAGACCAACCTTGGCGGTGCAATCGGCATGACCGGCGACGGACTCATTGGCATCGGCGTTCTCGGCGGGGCAAACCCGGCTTATCAAAAAGTATGCTGGTGGATTGCCTTGATCGGGTTTGTCATCAGCGCCATCGGCAAGGGCTTGACCGCCCTGTTCGCCGCCGATGCCGGCACGGTGAACAACATCGCCGCTGCCGTTGACCAGATTAACCAACAGGGAGCAAGCCCAATGGCTGCGCCCTTAACAACCAAAACAACACCATGAAAAAACTCACGACCATTATTCTATTCGCAGCAACCATCGGCCTGCTCTGCCTGTTCGCAGTCGGAGCAAGGGCGCAAACATTTCAATCGTTCACAGACGGAGCTATAACCAACGGCGCGGTTGGCGGTGGCTTTTGGAGGGGCTTAACTGGAAATTACAACATCGCCAGCTATGATTATTTGTACAGCATTAACCTAACCACCAATGGTTTGAGTGCTGGACTTATACTGGGAGGTGATTATATGTGGAGTGGAAAGAAAGTTCACGAGCAGAATGACGTCAAGGGTGGATTTTCCCTTCAGTACACGATGACTCCACTCAGGTTTGCAGGAATAACAAACGTACTGCTTGTCGTAAATGGTGGAAATGCTTTGGCGACTCCGCGTCAAGCTGGTGCCAGCGTGGGTGACATTACTTATTTCGGCGCAAACTATAAAATAAACGTCTATAAGACGATTAATTTCAACATTAACCCCTCCTGGCAAATGCGCGTAGGGCAGGGAGCATTTGACAGACAGTATGTCGGCATTCAGGGGTTTTTCAGCTTGGGATTCTGATTCTTGGGTGAGGATGGGCCTGGGCGGGTTTTTAGGTTGCCCGCTCAGGCCGTTAAAAAAAAACTATGAGCGACACTGTAATTGATATGCGCGAACTCACGAGGTTAATTAGCTCTCTATGGTTTGCCATTGCCGGAAGCGGCGTTGAGCATGGCGATATGCAATCCATCTTGAAGACTGAGGCCGGCCAACTTGCCTGGGAAATATCCGAGCAGATTGGTCCGAAGACTTTAGCCGCCGGAAACAGGAAGCTGGAAAAAGATATGCGCCGGACGTTCTTTCCATTGGCCTCTGGCCCAGCGGAACAGTTCGATGGTAAGCAGGGAAAGAGTACTGACCTTTGGCTGTTCTCATATAACAAAAATGGAAACAGCTTTTTGGTCGGTGCGCATCAATCGGACATAGTTGGAAATGGAACAAATCTCAAACCAATTCTTTACGGTGATAACTCCCGCCGCGGCGCGGTGTGGGGTAGGGTTGGGAATCGCGGAAAGCAAGGCGTGGTTATCTTAAACCGCAAAGTTGTTACTGAGTCGGCTTATGCGAATCTGGCAGCCTCGATACGAAAACAATTTGGCCAGATGCGTGCATCTTTTGCGCGAACAGCTCAAGAGCTTGTCCCGAAAAAAAGAATACCGGCATGGGTTGGCGCGCAGATACAAGCTACAATCGGAAATGGTAAAAGCCTTTTTAATATGGCCGGTCTTAATAATAAAACAGACCCGTTTATTGAATTTGGAAGTCGGGCGCGTGGCGTGGTAAGTAATCCAAAGATTTCCGAGAAAATTCATAATGCCACTAAGTCAAGGATGATGGTTGTGGCCGATAAGCTTAAAAAAGTAATTAGCGGATATAAGTATCAATGGGATACTGGGCAATGCTATAAGCAGCCGGAAATAACGGAGGCCGAATGACTTTATTTTTCAAACTTCCAACGGAGCAGGTTTCCAGTACGACCGGCGCTGTATTTAGTTTCATTAGGATTTCGGAAACAAGCACCCTCGGCTCCGAGCTTACGCAGATTAGCCATATAATTTACCAGTCCGAACGGGCTTTTAATGGCCTGCCATTGGAGCCTAAACCGTCCAGGAACGGTCGAAGTCCTTTCAAGCCAGCTTCCCTTAACTTGCGGCGCGTCGAAGGCTGTAAACGTAATGTCCGGCGTAAGCCACTTTTCACCGTGAACGACTGCCCGCATAGCAATTTTATACGCCGAATTTTCGTTACCGAATCCAATCCCACGTCCGGCATGAATTTCACCGTCCAAGTGCATATCGGGAAGGTTGCGCGCGAAACTGCGCGGCACCTGAATCTTATTTCCGGCGCGAGTCCAGAAGGATTTTCCGTCCCAATAGGCGCGGCATCCGTTCAGTTTTTCCGAGGCAAACCAGCCGACCAGCGAGCATTGCCCAATCCAATCTTGGGCCAAAATTATTTGAGACTCATCAATCACAAGGACATAATATCATATCCTGGAAAGATGTAAACAACTATTTTTATGACCTTCCAAGACTTTGCGAAATTCAACGACTTCTCGTTAATTGAGAAAGCAGTCCAGGCTTTCTTCTGCGCGGTTGACGGCGGTTCGTTTGTGGCCCCGAAAGATGATACCGACCTGACCCGGGAATCTTTTGAAGCTGGCCCGGATAACATTGCTTTTTATACCGCGTTTCAGGCTTTGACTTTTACGAAGTGCAGGCCGCGAGTATTTATCGGATTGAGTTCCGTTACAAGGCTTGCTGGCGCATACGCAATCGACCCCAACGGAAACCTGCGCGAGAAATCGTGGCGCGGCTCGATAACTTTTGGAATGATAACGAAGCCGGATTATTCTTTGCATACCCAACTTCGGGCGCAAGTGCTTTCAATAATTCAGCAAGTGCTTCCGCAAATTTCCGCCGATAATTCACTCTTTACTTCGACCGGGATAAATGATTTACTCGACCATTACCAAGTAAGCGAATTTTGGGCGCGAAACATTTCAACAAATATAATCCCGGAAGATGGAAACTATCAATCAACAATTCCAGTCGAAATCGCTTTCTCCGTTAATCCGACCGCATGGCCGGCGGGGATGATAACAGTATAAAACGAAAGAAATAAAAATGAAAAAAAAATACATCTCACTAATTAGTATTGCGGCCATGCTTTGCTTGTCTGCATTTACTTCCAGCGCCGGGTTCGGCGGGTATGCTCCTTGGCCCATACTCTGCACGACCAATGCTCCCAACTATGTTACGAACTATGTATATGTTCAGTTGCCATCTGTGGCCTTTACCGCAACCGCAACAAATTCCACGACTCGGACCACTAACTATATTGTTCAGTCGTTCAACCCCGCCGGCGGTCAGTTTACAATTTCTGTTTCAAACACATTTGTCTATGACGCCAGTATCTACGGCACAAACTTCTCAACAAACTTTCCGGCCATATCAATCGCGACTCCGGTTTGCACCGGGTTTCAATCAGTTCCGGCGCTTTCCACCGGAACAGCTTCACAGACTGTCAACTAATAATTAACCATCAAACATTATGCCTATTACATCAACTCCAGTCATTCTTTATTCTCCGTCAGGTCAACCAATCGGCCCAGCCGGCGGGATTCGTGCCTTGCTTCAATTCTACCGTCCGCCAGTTACTGCCGATGCGGCAGGACTTGTTAACCTTGCACAGCCGGTTGCGCTCGGCGCTGGCAACATTACTGTTGGTGGCCCAGTGGCAGTTTCCGAGTTGAGCCTTGAGCTTGATTCAACTACGCACGAAACCACCGGTCGCTACGGGGAGCCGAATAACGACCCAACAGTTATGCGCGGAAGTCCGAAGCTAAACTGTGGAACGTTTGTCCAGGCCGCTGGCCAACCAATGCTTGCTCCGGGCGACTTTGTTGAGCTGTCTATTGGGACGAAGCAAACATCAACCCCGGGTGCTCCGGTCTATGAGCCGGTCTCACGTTGGGTAGTTACAGGGAACAGCCTCGGCACTTCCGGGGTGAATAAGTATTCGCTCAAGCTGGAATTGGACCGCGTGAATAGTGACCCGGCGTTGAACTTGTTCTGATGAACAGTGCCGTAGAATTTTCACTTAATGACTTTCCAGGTTATTCCGAGGCAGTAGCAAAAGAAAATGAGATTCGGTCTCGTGCCTGCCTCGGAATAAACGAAGTCATCTGCGGGCTGGAAGTCAAGCCGCTCTGCGCGCTTCATGTTCAGTTGTTTTCACTTGTGCGCTCCCCGTTTTTGGGCGCGTATCAAGTGGAGCAGTTGATGGATAAACCGGACATTCTGGATGACATTATGAGGTTCTTGTGGATAGTCTCGCCCATGTATAGGCTGGAAGCCCCGCCAAAGCGTCCAGGATGGCTTCAGAGAGGCTTTGATTGGCGCAAGGTAGAAAGCCCCAGAGACCGATTTAATGTCGCCTACGGCCCAATAATGAAGCAAAAGCTGGACACAGTAATCCGGGAAATTCTCGATTATATTAATGACTCGTTTTCGGACGCGGAACCAGGTGAGAAAGATGCCAAAAGCTACTACGCGTTTGAAGTTTCTATCGCGCATGAACTTCACGAGCATTACGGCTATCGTATTGATTTCTGGAATCCATATTGTCCCGCATCAAAAAATCCACTGCTCGTTCCGTTGAAAATAGTATTCCAGCTTCGTAAGTTGCGCGCACAGATTGCCGGGGCCGCATCCGTAAATAAGTCCGACAAACTTATTGAGCTTGGATTGGCTGAGATTGCGAAAAGGAAAAAATAAATCATGGCTGAAACGGCAGAGCAACTAATGATTCGGATGGGCTTCGATGCCACGCAAGTCAAGCTTGGGCTGGCAAAGATGCAGGCCGACAATGAAGCCGCAGCTGTCCGGGTAACTGGCATTTGGAAAAAGGCCGAGACCGACCGCCGGATGATGACTGTGGCTGAAGTTGAAAAGACTGAGGCGGCAGTTACGGTAATTGAAATTGAAGAGGCAACGCGCCGGAATCGCGCAAGGTATTTATTGCGCCAACGCGGGATTCGGCAGGAAGCAACTTTGGCCGCTGAGCAGGCTGCGGCAAATGTTTCGATGGCCGCTGGAAGTATTCCAGCAAATATGGCTGGTGGAGCCGAGAGGAAGGCTGCATCTGCGGCCGCTTCTGGGGCTGAGGGCGCTGTTGCTGGTATAGTTGGTATGGGCGCAATACGCGGAATGATAGCTGCTGTTCGTGGGGCTTTAGTTGGAAGCTGGAATCATATGGCGATGGGGATTGTTCATACATTGACCCGGCTCGGAATGACCGCCGCAACAGCAGTATCAAGTATTCCTATAATTGGAACAGCAGTTGTTGCCGGAATTGCAATGAAGCATTATGCAAATTCAATGAATGAGGCTGAAAAAGTTTCCGAAGAGAGCGGAGTTTCTGTTCGAGAGTCTCGCGAAATAGTCAAGAAGCGCCACGCTGAATGGTTAGCCGAAAAAGCTAAGGCTGAGAAAAAAGTTCAGGACGAAAAAGATAAGTTGGACGCGGAACATGCCGCCCTAAAAAATAAATTGGACGTGGCCGAAGCTACCGGGCAAAATAAAATTAATGAGATGAGACTCAAAGAGTATAATATAATGCATGAGATGTCGCTTATGAGCGCAAGTTCGGTCGAGTATAAAAGGAAAATGATTGAGTTTGATAAGGCAGAACTCGAAATTCAGAAGCAACAAAAAGATGTTGCAAGGGAAAAGTCTGATATTGAAAAGTCCATCCACGAAAAGAAAATTGAGATTGCAAAAAGCACGGAAGAAATAAACAAGATTGGTGTGAGTGATGCAATTCCAACTCTTAATGATTTAGCCGCAAACGGCGACGGCTGGATAACCAATCAAGCAAAAAAGCATAAAGCGAATATGATGTCTGGCAATAGTCCGTTTCAGGGTGCTGCCCGTGATGCAATATGGTGGAAGGATGCTGAGGAGGAGGATATTAGAATGGGGCGGGCGAAGTGGACAGAGCATCGCGACAAGGCCGGCAATTTGGAAAGCACAGAGCTAACTGGTGGACAGGCCTATACCGACTTACAGAATCGGCTTAAAGCTGAAAATAAATTATCAGCGGCTGGGCTTGAGACTCCAGAAATGAAACAAGCCGCCATGCAAAAGGGCATTGACGGAATTAACGCCAATATTGCTGAGCTATTGGCCAAAGCAAAAACTGACGGAATTAAAATTGCTGACAAATGAGCACTCAAACCCCATCTATTATTTACGAATCGGCCAAGCGGATTTTGGCCGTCGCCTGCGGCCCGCCGCGCCGAAAGTTCCTGCTGCCATCAAGTTCGCCGATTCAGTTTGCGGCCTATTCCTTTGACCAGGAATTTGAAATGCTCCTGGCCAACTTCCCGCCTGCGCAAAAGAATGTGGCCAGCAGTTCTGGTCCGTTTGCCGGGCTGCTCGATGCGAATGCAATCCTTACGTCGTTAAGTCAGCCAACTCCGACCGGTGGCGGGAAAGGAAAGTTCACTGCATCATTTTCAATCGTTCCTGCATCTTGGGATGATTATCAAACCCAGATTGTAAACTTCCCCGGGTGGTCGAACGTAATCGGAACAAACTTCCGAGACCTGAAGCCGTCTGAGGTGAGCGTGCGATTGCATTATGATTACTTCGTAGTCGGAACCGTTGTCGGTGGTATTCTGGATTCAAGCGGTGCGGCAATAGCAACGGCAACTGCCAAGGGTGCCATTCCAATCCTGCGCAGGACTCCATGGTTGGCCACCTATAGTGGTGCCGTGTTGCCTAATGACGAGGCTAAATCACTCGTGCCCGCCGCCGGGGTGTCTGGTTACCAGCCAACACTTCCAACGGTTGAGCAGTATCAAGCATGGTGCGCGATTGCTGCTGCATTTTATGCCAGTGGAACCGCCTGGGATGAAACCCACCCACCAAAATGGGATGGAGCATCTTCCACCGATGTCCTGTCTGGTCAGTTCCGGCTGGCCAACTCCAAGCTTATGGATTATGCCGGAAACATTATTGCACGGGTAACTACCTATGCCCTCGTTGAATAATCTTAACCTGCTTGGTGCGCAGATTGACCCGCCAGATAATCCTGGAACTTGGATTGGAAAACTTTGGCGCGAAAAGATTTGTACGATATTAACCTGCCTGCTCAAGCCGAGGCTTATAGTCCCGATTGATAATGGCAATGGTATTCCAGTCCCGCAGGATGCTATCATTACGATGGGCCGCAACGGGTGGACGGCAATGTTCCCAGCGCTGGCCGCAGCTGGAGCTATAAGCGGCGGCGGCGGGGGAAGCAACTGGCTTCGGGTAAAAGACGACCAGGGAGCATCGTTGCTTTGCCATTCTTGGGACGGAACAACCGAAGGTTCGGCTGCAATTTATGTCGCTAAACCCCAAGACTTGCGCAATACAATAGCAACCGAAAATATACGCGGGACTGTATTCACCTATTCTTACACTCTGTCTGCGGGGGCAAACGGAATGCACTTTTTAACCCGCACAGCAACTGGTGGGTCAGTAAACACAACGGACTACATCACGAAGGATTATTTGACCAATGATGAAATATGGGCTGAAACTTGCGCGGCAATTACTCTCGACGGTCATGCCTGCTCTTTAATTGACGACAACCGAGCGGGTCGGGCCTTTGCATCTGTATGAGTATTTACTCGGCACCACAGCGGGCGGCTAATGGGGCATTCAAGCGGTCGTTAAGTGGTGTGCGACAACTGCCTAGGAAACCGCCGATTATTGACTCCCAACTTGCAATGGCAATTCTTCGGAGAGTTGGACTTGGGAAATTCATTGGAAGCGCATCCGGTCCGACTGGAAAAGACGGAAACGGAAACCCAATTGGCGGAGGCTATTTAATTTCACCGTCCGGGCCATTGATCGAGGCCAACCCAATTTCCGGGTTTACGAATACGACCATTGCCCCGCTCTATCAAGTGATGACCGGCTCAATTACTTGGGATAGCGGCGCATCGGCAAATCTTACGATTAGTTACGATGTGACAAATCAGGACATGTCATACACGTATTCGTATTCTTGGAAAAGTAGTACCGTTGTCACGAACACCGCTCCAGGCTTTCCGGGATTTCTTTCCGGTGGAGATAATCCCGGCGACCCGCCGGCTATTAATCATCAAACGTATGGTCATGGCCCCGGGCCGGATTCATCCACAATAGCCGATACCAGCATTAGTTTGACGTGGAACGGCTATACGGACGATTCGGGAGTTTATCATTTTGGATGCACGCTGGTGTTTTCTCTAAGCGACCCATTTCAAATGAGTGACTATGCGGCGGTGTGCAATGGCTTTCTTTCTCAAATGACATTTGATGACCAGATATTTAATCCATCGAAAACTTACTCGCTTTATAATGAGACAGGTCAAAATGATTTCTGGTTCACAACGATGGCGGCAATGTTTATCAACTTTAGCCTCCCAAACAAATCGTATTACTCGACAAGTGTTTTATGGGTAAAGTACAGCAGGGAATCTGGGTATCAATTTTACATGGTACAACCGCCAGTAAATAATTCGTGTTTTATTAATTTCCCATACGGAAGCCCGTATCCGTTTAATGCAGACGTTTTAGACCCGAATACAGGACTTCCAGTAAACAAAAATAAAACAATTTTATCCGCAAGCGGGATGCCTTTTCCTCCTCCTGGGTCGGTGGTGGCTTTACCGACCGCTGGGTTTTTAGACCCCACCGCGCTTCCGACTCCAACCGATCTCGTGGCTTATATTTGGTCGGCCAAAAGCAGCATCACCCCGCCATTCGGATTAAGCAATGGGCAGCAAATTGTGTATGACCCGGCAGCAAACTCTTTTTCAGTTGGAAGTTTTTCGTTGCCAGACACAACGTCCAAGGTTCAATTTAATCCGTCAACCGGGTTGATAATTGGAGTCTTTGATAATCCAACTTACGTTGAGCCGGAAATAAGCCCGGGCAGCAACCCTCCGAGATTTTCACCAAACGGAGCAAGCCCAACCGCAAACGTAAAAGTTCTTACACACGGAACGCTTTACACTTTCAATTCGGTCTCAAATAATGCTGGTGGGCAATTTTTCTCGATTCAGACTGCGACCTGGGTAGTGAATACGATTTCGGGAAATGCCCCAACATTAGTCGTCGCGCCGGACGGGAAAAGCGCAACAATAATCAGCTCTGTGGCCGCGCCATACGGCGTGCATAGTTTAGTTGTTTCTGCCGCAGGCCTTGCGTCATGGCCGTTACAGATTGAGTTTTATTAATTAAGTACCCTTTATGACCCACCGCCACCCCATCCACCGCGCCGCAGCCTTGATTTAAGCCGCCAGAGGCCCGCCAAGCTCTTTTGTTCTGCGCGCCTAATCTTCTCTGCCTTTTCCGTCTCCGGCCCCTTAAAAACGGCTCGGCGGGCTTTTTATTTAACGCTTAAACCCCTTTCATTCAAAGGGCTTTTCCGCCACAACGAAAATAAATGAAGATTTTTGTTTACATCCACGCGGGAGATGATATTATGTAGGTATGTTAAATACTTCTCTTTCCCTCCAAGGGAGAAAAAGTATCGGTTCCAACACCGCAAGGTTGGCGCAGAAAAGTCCGTCCCGGCCGATTGAAGAGGAAGCGAAAACCTCTAGGCTTTAAAAGGATTGGCGGAACTTTAGGACTGCGGAAAAAAACTTCCCTCGAAAGGGGACACGGCAACCGACGAATGCGAAAGCCAATAAGGTTGCAGCCGACTCCGCGAATGTGACTACTCGATTAGCTTCAAGTTCACCACCGGAACGCACCGGCAGCCGAACACGAAGCCCATTGAACTTCGTGTTTCGACTTCTGCCGCCACAAACTTCGACGGCAGAAAACCGAAACACAAAACGACTATGAAAAGTAAATCTCAAACCCAAACAGTTAACAATACTTCCTGGACGCCGGACCAAATAAAAGGGTTCGGATATATCGGCCGCACGGTAAATAAATGGAGAGGCCGGAGCGTTGCTCTTTATAACCACCCGTCAGACCCTGCGCGGGTTATTTCTATTGGTGTAACATTTGATGGGGACGTGGTTGTAATTGCAGACGAGTCCCGCTCGGATTGGTGCATGGCGCTGGCGGCCATTTCTGAGGGTAGGGTTTTAACAACAGAATGATTCCCTCGTTCGTCCCATCCTTTGCGGTGCGGGCGACCGAAGCAATTACGCTTCACAAAATAAAACGACTAAATTATGAAAACGACTAAAACATTAAAACTCTCCGGCAACATGATTGCAATTCCCATAGACAGCGCAACTGGTGACTGTGTAGTTGATGAATCGCACCATCCAAACCTAAACAAGACGGCCAATAATCCAGACGGCTTATGCTACGCTCGTCACATCTACGACCAGCAGCAGGCGCAACGCGCAACGCCCACGCCGTGGCAGCTGGTTATTGACCATCACCGCATTACTGGCGCGGACGGCTCAACAATTATCTACGCGAATGGACTTGGAAATTCGACAGCAAATCTCTCGAAGGCTGTTCAGGCCGTGAACGAACACGCTGCGCTTGTGGCGGTGGCGGAAGCGGCGAGGTCGTTGGAGTCACAAGTTGTCTCAGTTATAATGTATGATGACCACGGCGAACAAGGTCAAACAACTGACCGCAATGAGCCTCACCGCCGACTACTACGCCAAGCCCTCGCCCAACTCGCCGCCGTTCGCGGCGGGAAAGGAATCTCTCCCGGCTCTTAATTTGCGTTCATCCGGGAGCGGCGGTTGCGCCGAAGGGCAACCCAAGCGCAGCCGCCAATAATTTAAAACAAAACCAAAACAACAAACGAAATTATGTGCAAATTCAAATCTGGAATCGTGGTGTGCGACGAGCGCGAAAAAGGCGGATACCGGCTGGTGATGTCTCCGTGGACAGAATCCCACAGCGAACTGGAAACAATCTTCAATCTCCGCGAGGGCAAGAGTCTCAATTTTGCCAAGGTGGAATTTTCGCCCGACGACATGGCGGAAGCTTACCTGGTCGAGAAATACAAGCTGAACATTGACGAACACCGAACGCCGGAATGGTTCGACGACGAAATGAAAGAGCGAGTCACAGAAGAGATGACCGATTACATCAAAACAATCATTGTTCACGGCGACGTTGAATTGTTGATTGGTGGCCAATTCATCATTGCGCCGGACGCCAAAATCCAATGCGCCAAAGCGATGGTGATAAACGCGATGTGTGGCGGCACCTTGACCGCGATGCGGGGCGGCACCTTGACCGCGATGTGTGGCGGCACCTTGACCGAGATGTGGGGCGGCACCTTGACGGCAATCAAAAAATACTTCGACGGATTGATTGGCAAAATCAACTCAGGCGCAACCGTCATCAAAGACGAACGCAAGGAGAAGAAATGAAACCACACAAGCGATTAATGGCCGCGATGAAAGCGGCGAAACAAATGCGTGGGAAGATTCTATTGAAGGATTGGCTTGCGCAACAACCCAAGAGCACGCGCAAAGGAGTCGCACGCGGAACGAAAAAAGCTGAGCCACCGCCGACTCGTGACGTGAACCGCGACAGCGGAACGGACAGCGCCAACGGCGGTTGGCTCCGGCGACTTTACGGACACAACTCAACTTTTAGCTATGGCAACAAAGCTATTGTGAAAGGCGTTGACTGCGTTGCCGTTCGCGAAGCCCTCGCCCAACTCGCCGCCGTTCGCGGCGGGAAAGGAGGCGCGAAGTGAAACGGCACGAGACAACGGTCGCGCTCGATGGGTTTGGCGTGAGCAGTATGACCGGCGACGGGAAGTGCGTTGCGCAGCCGACGCGGCACTTCGCCGGTCTCAACATGAAGTGGCTGCACTGCTCAATGTACGGCAAGCAGTTCAACAGCAGCGATGAGGCGCACTCTGCAATGCACGAGCACGGGTACAGCGAGACGTACTACTCGCGGCGGTCTGTGCCGGCTCCTGTGTTCGCGAAGCTCAAAGGCGAGCGCGAGCGCTGCAAGTTCGATGCGCTGTACCGCTTGTACAAGTGGATGGGCAGACGCGGGCTGAACCGTCGCGCAGTGCGCGACCGTCTTGTGCGGCTTGCGGCGCGTGGCAATTTCCATCCCGCAGCGAAGCAGTTCGCTGTTTGATTTTTTGTTCTTTGAAACTTTGTTCTGCGGCGACGTGGCCGGAAGGTCTTTCTGCGCGACTCCAAGACGCGCAGCTTATTCCTTCATCGGTCTGGAACTCGCCTTAGCTGGAACCTCATAAGTCAGGACTGCTCGCCCGCACGAGAGCGACAAGCGGCACTGTTAGGCCGATATAAACGAACCGCGAAAAACTTTGCGCTCGACGCGGAGGGAAGTAAACGGCGCAAGAACGGCGCGGCGGAGTGTCCTGTGCAAGGTTACGCCTTTACTGAGGGCTGTATTTTCCTGCCTCTCCAGCAGCGGAACAAAGTTTTGTTGACAAGCGCGCGCGAATCGCTTATTGATTTGCTGATGGCGCGCAAGTCCTCACCCAAGCCGAAGGCGACGAGAGTTGCCACAGTCCGTTCTCCCAAGTCAGCGCCGTTCCAGACGCAGAAGCCCGTCACCGACCCGAAGACGACCGTTGGCGCTGGCATGTTCGCAATTACAGGCAAGGCAGCGGCAAGGCTCGAAGGGCCAGCGACGAGCACTCCGAGCGGCCCGCTTCCGTTTATGGAAGCGATTTCCGGCGACAGCGTAGTGACGCCCCAGCGGCTCTGGTACTACAAGCTCACGCGGTTCAACCCTATCCGGCAGCTCAAGCCTGAGACGCTCGCGCACTACCTCGACCTGTTCCAGATGGGCTACCTGCGGTACTTCGACATGCTGGCCGACGCGATTGAGCACCGCGACGCGACGCTGATGACGGTCATACCGAAGCGCAAGGCGGCGGTGAAGCGGCTGCACTGGGACGTGTTGGTCAACGAGAACTTGAGCAAGAGCGAGATGAAGGAAGCGGAGGACCAGAAGTCCGTGCTGTATGATTTCTACAACCGGGCGCGAGTGACGAGCGCGGTTGACTTGAACGTGCGCGGCATGATGCCGATGCTGTTCGACAAGATGCTGGACTGCCGAGGGCACCGGTACAGCTCGTTTGAGATTATTTGGGAGCCGGACGCGAATGGAGATTTGACTGCGCGCTTCAACTGGGTGCCGGCGTGGTTCTTCGAGAACCGGACAGGCGCGCTGCGATTCCTTGAGATGGACTACGGCATTGACGGCAGGCCGCTCAAGGAAGGTTCGTGGCTTGTCTGCACGTCCGATGGTTTGCTTGAACCGTGCGTGGTGGCGTACATGTACAAGCACATGGCGTTGCGCGACCTCCAGATTTATTGCGAGAAGCACGCGATGCCGTCGGTCGTTGGGAAGACGGACGCGCCGGTCAATTCCGACAACCACAATGCGATGGTGAAGGCAGTCCACGACTTGGCGGTTGACTTCTCGTGCGTGATGGGGTTGAAAGACTCGATTGAGAAGATTGACGTGAGCCACGCAGGCGAACTTCCGTACTCGGCGATGGTTGACTACATGGACCGCGCAATGGCGACGCTGTGGCGCGGCGCTGACCTCAGCACAATTTCAGGCCGCACATCGCAAGGCGGTCAAGGCGCGCTGTTGCAAGGCAAGGAAGAGTACAACATCCAGTGCGACGACGCGCAGCTCATCTCGGAGTTCCTGAACATCCAGATTGACCCGCTGGTCATCCGCTGGCACTTCGGGAAGGACGCGAAGCCGCTGTGCTACTTCAAGCTGGTCGTGCCGCCGAACATCGAAGCGAGCACGGACATCGCAATCATAAACGCGATGCTGTCGTGGGGTGTAGATGACATTGGCCGCAAGCAGATACACGAGCACTTCGGCATCGGGAGCATGATGGACGACGACGAGGCGCTGGTCGCTCCGGCGCAGCAGCAGGCGGACATCCAAGACCAGAGCCTGTCGAAGCAGTACGGGCAGTCGCTTGAGGCGGCTGACGAGAACCGGCTCGCTGCGAACGAGCGCGTGCAGGCGGCGCTCAAGGGCGTGATGACTCAGGCGCTGGACGACATGGCGCGCGACACGTCGAAGGCGCTGGAGCCGATTGCGGTAGAGATACGGCGAGTGATGGCTCTGCATCCTGCTTTGCTGCTGCCCGCATGCCGGCAGTTGCGAAAGGACGCGCCGAAGATTCTAATGGCGGTGAACGAGAAGCCGGAGAACGCGCAAGCGCTCGCGAACGCGATGGGCAAGGCGTGGTTCCAAGGGCTGTTCGCAACAAAGAAAGGAAAACGACAATGAGCAAAGAAGCTGCCGAATTCTACGCCAAGAAGTTCTTTCCGCACCTGCTGCTACCTCACGCGGTAGAGTGCATCAAGGCAATTCTAAACAACAGGAGAAAACGACAATGAGCAAGACAATCAAACCAACGGATGCAACGAACAGCGTGTCGGTCGCGGAGGCGACGGCGCGCGGCAAGGAAGTGATGGCAGCGAATACTTGGAGCGACTCCGCTCGTGAAATGTCTGCTGAGGCTCGTAAGCGTCGAGCTAATGAATCGCAGCATCGAGAACTCGAAGCACGAAAAGCTCATTCTCAGGCGCAACACCAAGCAGTGGCTCACGATTATTCTGCGTCTGCCCATGCGGCTTCACAAAAAGCGTTTCTTGATAATACTCCCGAAGCTCATGCGCTTGCTGCCGAACAACACCGCCAAGCTGCCGAAAAACAAGATGACGGCGGGGATAGAATGGCGGCAGGAGTTCATCGTGGTATGGCAGAACAACATGAAGGATGGGCTCAAGACCTTCGTGCAAAGAAATAATTTCCACTCCCACGCCGCCTGCGTGTACTCGCGGGCAACACCGCCACCGGTGACTTTCAAGGCGGAGGGATGGTTGGGCGCGTCAGCAATGGCGCGCTTTTTTATTTGTTGACAGCGAGCGCGGACTGATTTATGTTCGCGTCATGGTATTGCAGAACAGTGTTCAAGTTTTTGGAATATGCGGCGCGTCTTTTCAGGCGCGTAGCAGAACACGGAGCAGCAATACCGTAACGCCGCCGATTGAACACCGGCGGCGTTTTTGCTGCTGTGATTCGAGTTCATCTTCGAGCGGTCGCAATGCCACTTTACGTTCCGCAATCTTCGCGGCGACATAAGTAGCGAAGCGCGTTCTCATCAACTGCCCATAATGCTTGGCGCACGGGATGAAACAACGGCAAGTGTGATGGCGATAACAAACCGGCTTGCTTAGAAAGTCTCCTGCGACGGAGACAAATGCTGCAACTCTCGCGCGATAGCGAAGAGCTTTGTGATGGTTAAAGTTGTGCTCACGAGTTGCTAAAAACGCCCAAGCGTGTCCTATCCGAGCGACATTCAAGAGCGAGCAAATCCGAATCGCGGGTTTGCTTTGCCAACCCAGCGGAACCTTCCAAGCGCGCATCAAGACCAAGCGTGAAAACAAATTTCAACAATTCGTGTTGACAAAGTTCGCTGAATGCTGTTTATTGCTTGCGATGGAAGGTTTGAAAGCCTGAAGTCAAGAGCCTCGCGGTGGCAGAGCAGATGAAGAATGAGACCAAACCGCGAGCGCGACATTTCAGCAGCCAACGAGGACAGCACTCAGCCCGAGGAGCTGTCCATTGGCGTCTTGGTAGCGAACCAGTATTCCACGAAAGCGAAAGACAACTGGGTTCTGCTTTCCCCTTACGGCGAGTTTCCGAACGTGGTCGGGCTGCAAGTCTTCAATAAGACGGACGCGGAGGCAATCTGCAACGAGTTCAATTCGGCGCCTTCGATTGGCGTTCGCGCTATTGGCTTGCCATGGTACGTCGGGCACCCCGACCACCCGCAGTTCAAGGAGCAGTACAAGGACACCGCCGCGAAGGGCCGCATCAAAGAGCTTGAGGCGCGCGACGACGGCCTGTGGGCGAACGTGAAGTGGAACGACGAGGGCAAGAACCTGATTACGAGCGAAGCGTTCCACGGGCACAGCGTCAACTGGCGTATGCGCCGCAACGGCGACAACGAGTACCACCCATTTTCTTTGAAGTCGGTCGGGTTCACGAACGAGCCCGGAATTCCAGTACCAGCAATCACAACCGCAAACGAAAGAACGAATATGAGCAAGCCTGACAATCAAACCGGCGTGGCGAAGAAGCCGACGCTGATGGACTACATCAAGAAGCTGACCGGCAAGGACGTTGCCAACGATGACGACGCGATGGGCGCGATGGACGGCTACGCTGCGAACAGCAAGAAGGAGCTGGCCGACCTGACGGCGAAGCACTCGGACTTGACGGCGAAGCACGGCGTCTTGCAGACCATGTGCAACTCAGTGCTGGCGAAGTACGGCGCGAACGAGAAAGGCGAGCTGCCGGAGGCTACGCTGACCACGCTCAAGGGCGTTGAATTTGCTGTGCCGGAGAAGGATTTGGTCGTCACGATGGCCAACGAGATTTCGACTGTCCGCAAAGGCTTGGCTTCCGCGCTTGCGGTTGTCAAGGAAGCGGGCGTCGAAGTGCCGAAGGACGCTGACTTGGTTGTGCTGATAGCGAACGAGGTCAAGACGGCTCGCGCCGGGCGCACCGCTGCGGAGCTGCTCGTGGCGAACGAGCGCAAGGCGAGCGCGGACCTGATGCTGGGCACGATGATTGCCGGCGGGTTCCTGACAAAGGCCGAAGCCGACGCGCTGCGCAAGGAGGATGGCAAGGACGTGGACTTCGCGAACGAGGCGAGCAACAAGGCGCTGGTCGGCAAGTTGTCGGGCTTGAAGCCGAAGATTGCGGTCGTCTCGACGGTCGGCAATCTTGGGCACGTCAGCTCGCAGATTCAGAAGAAGGCGGCGACAACGGCTGCCCGCACCGACTTGATTATCCAGGCGGCGAACGAGTACATGGAAGCCGAGGTGGCGAAAGGCCACAAGTGCGACCAGATGAAGGCGCACGCGCACATCGCCAAGACGCGTCCCGACCTGTTCACCGGCGACGACAAGAACATCACTCGGTAATCGAGGTGCCTATGAGGAAGATTTTATTCGCAGCAGTTGCGGCGTGCGCGTTGCTCGCAGCGTGTGCGGTTCACGCGCAAGTAGTAGGGTTCGGCTCAGGGCAGGCACTGACCGGCACAACCAACACGCCGTCGGTGGACACGAACTACCAAAGCGTTCTCGTCAAGAAAGTGACGCTGACTGTGTCGAGCGCGAACAGCACGACCATCACCGGGCTGATTGGGAACGTGTGGCTGACGTACACGCCGAACCAGCCGACCAACGGGGTGAACGTGGGCACGTTCACGGCGACGAACTTCACCTCAACAAACCTGACATTCATCGGATACTACACGAACCCGCCGCTGTACACGGTGCTGCAAGCGCAGTGCGGGACGAATCAAATCCTTGCAACCGAACTTTACGGGCCGAACCAAAACTGAAACTCACAACCAAACTGACCGAACTATTATGAGCAACGAGAACGACAACTTAAAGATTGAGCAGCTAAAGAACGAGAATGAACGTCTCTCGTCCGAGTTGGACGCGGCGCAGCAGACCATTGCGCGCCAGACGCAGCAGATTGAGGACTTGAAGAGCGGCTTGGGCTCCGGCCTTGACTCACTGCCGAAGGAAGTGCGCGAGGACGCTCAGGAGCGTATGCGCGCCGGTCTTCCGAAGGATATCGCGATTGAGCGCGCGCTGGTTCAAGCGCGTCACAACAAGAATTTGGCCGCAGCGCAAGCTGAGGGCGCCACTGCAACCCCCACTGGCAAAGGAAAAGCCAAAGCCTAGAAAGCCACGGCAAAACACGAAAGACAAACCATGAAGCAGAAATTGATTATGCTCATCGAGGCGGCTGTCGGACTGCCGGCGGCTGCGGCTCGTTGGGTTCGGAATCGCGGCAAGGACATTGTTCTCGCTGCAAACGCGTTCACGCCTTCGACGCACGAGAAGGTCATCACCAAGTTCAGCACGGTAGCAATCGCGACCCGGTACTTGCTCGGCAAGTTCCACGGCACGGCGGCCAACGCTGCGCTCGGTCAGGTTATCACGACCACGCAGGGCGACCGCGCGCTGTTCGTGATTCAAGACACGGTGGCAGCGGCTGACTTGACTGCCACGAGCAATTTCGCGCCGATTGGGTGCGTCATGCTTGGCGTGACAAATGACACGGTGCCGATGGTAGCGAACGCGGCGCTGGCGGTCGGAACGGTTGTTTACCCCGACTTGGTCGGCACGGTGAACAGCTACGCAGGCGCGGGCAGCGGGACAGCGTTCCCGGTCGGCGTCATTGTAGGCCAGCCTTCGGCGCAGGCGGGCGACATTGTCGAAGTGATGAGCTGCATCGGCTTCGTCGCGTCGGCAGTCTAACCAACCTGAAACCAAACTGAGCGAAGGAATATAAAGACCATGAAACAGGACATTTTGCAAACAGCGGAAGCGTTCGACAGCCAGCCGATTCTCACCGACCGGATGGGCGGTAACGTGCCGGACGTGATATACGGAGCCAACGAGTCGCGCTTCATGGAAGCGACGTTCTCGGAGCCTTTGACGGCGTTCGCCGTGGGCTACAAGGACCCGGGCCAGCTCCAGGAGCTGCTCGACTTCATCGCGCCGGTCGTGCCCACGACCCGCCGGTTCGAGTATGCGTACGCGACCAACGCGGAAGAGTTCCAAGCGGAAACGAACAACGAAGACGTGCGCGGCATCGGCGCTTCGTTCAAGCGCGTTGAGTACACGACCCACAAGGCTGTGGGCGTGACGTACAACAAAGGTTTGACCATCCGGGTTGACCTTGACAACGTGGAAGACCAGCCGCTGTGGGAGCAGATTTACACGGCGCGCATCATGCGGCGCCTGCTGCGCGCGGAAGCGCTCAGGGCGTACACGGTGCTGGCCGCTTTGGCGACCAACACGCCGCTGGTGTGGAACGCGACTGCGGGCCTCGACCCTGACCAGGACATTGCCGACTTGGTCGTGGCGTTCGCGGACTCGATGGGCATGAACCCGACGCGCGTGCTCTACGGCATCAACGCGTGGCAGGCGCGCCGCAAAGCGCACCGGGCGCAGAACACCGCCGGCGGCTTCGCTTCGTCTCAGCAGACGATTGACGAGGTTGCGGTTGGCGTGGGCGTGGACGAAGGCTTCATCAGCCGCGAGCGTTACAGCACGAGCGCGACGGCGAAGAGCAAGATTGTGCCCTCGACGGTGCTCGTGTACATGAGCGAGGCGAACCAGTCGCCCGAGGACCCGTCCAACGTGAAGCGGTTCGTGAGCAACACGCAGGGCGGCACGCCGTTCCGGGTATTCCGCCAAGTGGTGAACGCGAAGCTCGTTGACATCACCGTGGAGCACTACTCCAACATCCTGCCGACAGCGACGCTGGGCGTGCAGATGGCGACCATCGCCAGCTAACCATTGTGAGCGCGGACAGCCAACGCGCTCAAACCAATCTCCAACAATAAAGGAAAGACAAAAGACATGAGAACATTCAAACATTTGATTGCGGCTGCGATGCTCACGATTGGGCTCGCGGCAATGGCGGGACAGCCGGTGCTGCTGACGATGAACATGGGAACGAACACGCTCCCGAACATTACCACAGGCTCTGCTACGTGGGCGGTGAACCCGTTCCTCCTAACAACTGCCTCTGGAGCGACAGTGACAAACTTCGACTCCGAGTTCCAATCGCAGTACACGGTGTATTTCACCGCGCTTCCGACGTGGACCGGGGCGTACACCGCTGCTGGCACTCTGACGGCATCCACGCTCGTCTCGCCAGACAGCTCGACATGGTTTGCAGGGCCGTCGTTCG